TCCTAAGGAAGTTAAAATATTTCCAGTGGGGAATTGTAGATCGCAACAGATCAATGAGATGATCATGAAGTTACATTCCTTCAACCAGATCAGTACGATGATCCATAGCTTTGGTCATAGAGTAACCTCTCTGTACTTAGATCTCAAGAGAGGAAATAAATCGATCGATGATTTCATACACTCTCAGACCAAAAGACATTTGTCAGCTCTCTCTGATAGCAGTTTAAGAAAATTACTGGCTGATCTGTACAGGGATAATTATATCATCGCTCCAAGTTGTGATGAAGCTTTCAAGCTATGTCCGTACTATCGTTTGTCCACTGTGATCAACGAATATAAGAACTTGGCCATGGATGATCTGATCGACGATGAAGTCTTACGCTATCTGAAGGTAGTCAGCCTGAACATCGATACCCTCTTGAATGAATTGGAGATCTTAGAGAGGATTCCTCTCCCTGCAGGTTTTAAAGAAATTCTCAAGGAGAAGAATTTTCTTTCCCGATTGGAAAGTCGTTTGTCTTTCTTCGATCTATCGGAACTACAAGCTTACTTAACTCGAGTCAAAGAACATGAAATTTACTTAGAGCAACTTGAACGCTTGAGCAAGTATGAACATGAACTACAAGTCTACCAAACCTCAGGGATTGATTCTCAACTGCAGGAAATTAAATCTCTAGAGAAGGAAATAGAAAACTATCGACAGAAAATTACAACAGCTGAAAGTAGCCTATCTTTATTCTATGAGAAGATCTCTCAGGTGGAAGTTAAGATTGCTTTACTCTCTACCTACACTGAGAATAAAAAATACCTTCCTATTATAATGAACACTCTGGAGACCACTCAGAAAATTCTTCACCCTTTGGAAAGTGCAGCCTCAGAGAAATTAGAATTCCGTTATCAACTCCAAGAGGAAGAAAGTATGATCAATTCTCTACGAGGAGAATTGAAAGAGTTGGAACAGAGAATCATTTCTTATCAGAGATTATCCCAAGAGAATAAACACTTGACCTCGATCTACCATAAGTTAGACCTGATCATGACCTCTGCTTCCACCAGGGAGGGCATACCTTTGGTCTATATGAATTCCTACTTGGGTAAAATTCAAACCTTAGCCAATAGCCTCTTGGATATCATCTACAATGGCAAATTGATTTTGGGTAAATTTAAAATTACGGCCGATGAATTTGAAATACCTTTCCTGCGCAATAGGATTAAAGGACCAGACATTAGGTATGCCAGTCAATCGGAACTACCCTTGATCACCATGGCCTTATCCTTTGCCTTAGCTCATAGCGTCAGTCAAAAGTATAACATTCTCTTATTGGATGAAATCGATGCTGGTTTAGATCAACCGAATAGAGCTGCCTTCTTGAAGATGTTGAATCGTCAGATGAATGAACTGCAGACTGAGCAAGTGTTTATCATCTCCCACAATTTATTTGACATGTTTCCTGATACGGTGATCGATGTGATTAAATTATCCGATGTGGAATCATCTTCCCCTATGCATAATATCATCTATGAGTAAAAATTTCTGATGAGGAGATGAAATGTGGAATAATGAAAGTTGAAGAAAAGTCCCATCTGTTTCGGGAAGCTATTTCCCCCATCGTCGAGTATTGCAAGAAAGAACCATCAGTCTATCAGCTGCCTGCAGAAATCTCAACAGCCCTACCCATCAAAGTTACCGGGAAACAAAATTTTAGAATGGACATCATGCCCAATTGGACTGATAAGGTTGAAGAGCCAATGTTCTATGTACATGTTTCATCCCAGCCCAAGTTCACAGCTCTCTTCAGCAATGCTTGGGATATAGTTTATTTCCTGACATTCTTAACCCAAACTAATTAAAAAATAAAGGGAGGTATTACCTCCCTTTATTTTTTTTTACATATCTATCTCCTCGGCGCTATTCAAAACTGTATCCAAGAATAAGCATTGATTGCCTGATATTAAGAGCTTGACTAATTCACTAGCTGCTAAGAGAACATTGATGTCTGTTTCCACAGAGGTTATGATATTCGGGTTGTACTCATACCTCTCTAAATCGAAAACTTTATCTTTGACGATCGAATCATCGATCACCTTTCTTTCCACTTGTCGTAAGGCTAAAGTATCTTCTGGTTTAAGTTTAAAGACCCTGATCAATCCATTGCCATTAGGTCCTGAGAGAACATCAATATACAATCTCTCCACAGCCTTTTCAATCATCTGGATGATTATCTCACGCAAAGAGGTATTATTCAAACTAGGGTTGATGGAATAACAAGCTCGGATAATAGAAATTTGACAACCTGGAACAATTCCATGGTTGACTGCTGAACGTACTGCTTTAACTACATCGTCTACAGCATCGTAGGTGGCTGATACTTGGAGAGAAGAATCTCCCCCAATGTAGTAGACATAGTTTTCCATTTTCAATTGAGCGATCCGAGCATTAGCTTTGCCTATCTCCATGGCATAATTTCTTTTATCGGCATCGGTATTAGACATGATATCCTTTAAGGCTTGCTCGGCTTGATGCAACTGTCTTTGGTAGCCTTCGTTATCTGTAGTATCAAAACCAGAGAAGATCGAGCCATTGTGTACCGATAGATCTGCTTCTGGAATGTTACCGACCAGGAGTCTATCGTCAAATGGAATATCTTCATCTTCCTCTTCCGATATCAGCAGATCAGAAATTGCACCAGGGGTCATATGTTCTAATTTTTTGGAAAATTGGAGAGCAGTGTCGTAATCCAGAACTTTACATCCTAGGAGTGAGGCTAAGTCTTCCACTTGAAAGGGTGCTAGGTCCTTGTATTGATACTGAGCGAGAATCAAATTCAAGTCTTTGTGTTGTCTATACTCTTGATTGACATAAGTCTTCAGGACTGTGTTGGCCAATAGTTCATCGTAAGCCGGTGCTAAGATTAAAAGCTTAAACCCATGCGGACGAAAGACTTCATTGATCGGACCGATGATCTTTTCAAAAGAACGAGAATCAACTTTGGTATAGAAGAGCAAAACCTTTAAGTTTTTCAATTCCACACTAAGGTCTTCATTTCTAGCGTAAACATCGTCGATCAAGTTAGCTGGGAAACTAAAACCCTTGGATTCTTCTATATAACTTTTATTCGTGGGAGAATTTTTTAATTTGATCACTGGGGCATTGGATTCATCATAAACACCACTGATGTTTCTGGAAATCTCTACGTCGCCATTGGAAGCAATGTAGGCAATGTTATAGGCTATCGCGGGAATGTTGGGAGGCTTCACAGCGTACTCTGTCACCTTGCGAATGATTTCAGCTATCGTAGCATCCCAAGCTTTGATGAAGTCTCTGGGAAGCAAGTAGTAGTTGTCGACGATAGATTTATTTTCCATGTAGACTTCAAAGAGGTGCTTAGTCAGGACAATAGCAGTAGTTGTCCCGTCCCCTACAGTATTATTTAACTTCGTACAGGGAGCTTTGATCAAATTGTAGATCATTGACTTATAACGATTGGAGAATCTGATTTGTTTAAAGATAGCAAAACCATCCTTGCTGACACTGGTGTATTGTCCATCCAGAATGTTGGCATAGCTGCCTAGGGGACCAATGGATCTACGCATGATCTCGGCGATAGTGCTGAAAGTATCTTGGACTAATTCTTGGAATCCCTCCCGTAAGATAACATTAGAGCCTGTCTTTCTCGAGTAATCTAAAAATCCCATACCCTCCACTCCTTTAACGCTTTCGTATTAATTTAATCAGTTCAGATTTATAGTTATATATAATTAGAAGGAGGGGTGATTTTAAATATGAATAATCGGGATAAAATATACGAAGCCTTATTTGGAGAAATTCCTAAGGAGACAGAGAGAAGATTAGAGCTACTTTATGCTGTACGTGGAAAAGAGAAGTTAGAAAATAAAGTTCAAGAAAATATCAAGAGGTTAAAAAAGATCAGATGGTACACTTTACAATTCACTTGGTATACTGAACCTAAACCTGCTCAAAGACCTAGGGTGAAACAAACCTTTCGTGGTCCACATATGTATGTCCCATGGGCAGGTGACAACAAGAATGTCTTTGGCCAATTCTTTACAGAAGAATTCCCTGAACATAAGATCATCTCTACTCCCATGATCTTTGAGGTGAAGGCTTACTTAAAGACTCCGACTAACTTTAACCGAGTGGAAAAAGTTATGGCTGAATTAGGTTGGCTAAGACCTTGGGGTAGATCAGCCGATACCGATAATCTGATCAAATCTTTAACGGATATTACCATTGACACTCTGATGACTGATGATTGTTTGATTGAAGAGGTACACGGTTGGAAATTTTATTCCATCAAGCCTAGAGTGGAATATCATCTCAAGTACATGAGTGAGTTTCCGGAAATAATCTAAGGAGGTAAAAAAATGTACGGTAAGGATATTGAAAATCTTCTACAAGCAATTGAAGAGGTAAAAAAATCTACCTTAACAGCCATTGACTCTTTGGCCCATGAGACTGCTCATCAATTACTTACCCCTCGCTTAGGTGAACATCAACACTTTGGTGGAACCCACTCTTCTACAGGAAGTGGGGAGCATCAACATGATAGCGGATTGCATCATCACACAGAATTAGAAATTTATACTCATCCTCCTGTCATTGAATCCGGGAAACTAACTACAGAGATTGACAAGCTACGTAAGATTCAAAGTAAGCTCTATGTCCAGGCGGATAAATTGAATAATAGCATCGGATCTCCCTACACTGAAATTTATACCTTGGGTCAATTGATCAGCCGTGCTCAGAGTCTCACTGCCAATCTTTCTTATGTAGGGGGGAAAGCAGCAACCTTAGCTAATCTCAATGCCGTGGTGACTGCAACAGTCGATGCTAAGTATGCTGTTATCCTCTACCAAGATGGTTTACAAAGAGGCTATGATTCTATCTACAATGACGGCAAGCCATCGATCACTTGGGATGATTTTGCAAACGATAAGAAAGGCAAGGGTTAACATGGCGGAATTCATTACGATCTACCAGGTAATTGTCATTTCTTATATCGTCATTGGGATTATCGCGGTGATCGATATCAACAAGACTATAGCAAGGTATGGGAGGAATAAGTATGAGTGAATTTCTGGTAACGAACTTTTGGATGATCCTCTTAATCACAGTGGCCTTGATCTTACGACCCTATCGTGCTCTAGCAGTCATCATCATAGCCTGCCTAGCCACAATTGGCTATTGTCCAATTCCCATCATTGTCATTGGGGTAACCTTTGCTACCCTGATGGCTGCAGGTCAGGATAAAAATGAAAAGCTTAAAGTCACACCACAGGTTATACCGACTAAGATTACTTCGATGGATGATTATTACATCAATCGAGCTAAGTTCTTAGACGTTAATGGCTGGCGTATAAAAAAGTCTGAGGGTGTGGAGAAGGACAATTAAAAAATAAGGGTGGCATCTACCACCCTTATTCTTCCTTATTCAATTTTAACCAATCCGAGTTGTACGATATACCGCTTCTGCCTCGATCTCAGCTGCTCGTTGAATCAACTCTATTTCTCTGACCCGGGCTTGAATGAGCTTCTCTTCTTCTGGGGTGAAACGCGACTGCTTTGTTGGAGTGGGAGAGGGTGCCAAAGTCGCTTTGCTTTTGCTAGACTTACTACCATTTGGTTTGTCTTTAGTTTTCTTAACTGTAGGCATCAAGGGCACCTCCTTTGCAAAGTATTTGGCTATTCTAGTAAATAGTATATAATTATATTTTAAAGTAGGAATTCCGTTATCATACGTCAGAAATGTAAGGCCATTCAACGTAATAATAATGATTCCCACATAAATGAGGAGGTTTAAGAATTATGACAACACCTGAAAGAGTCCTACGGGATTTTTTAGAAAATTATCCAGATGAAGCCATCAATTCAATTGTCAAATTAGCCAATGATAGAAGTTTGACTTGGCATAAATTCAAAGGTATCGAACTTACAGAATCAGTGCAGAAGTATACTGATTTTATTAAAGGGTATGCTGAGTACCGGATAGATGAAATCAAAGATCCCAAGATGGACAAGATTATCAACGAAGCAGTACGAGAGAAGGGAAATGTTATCCTCAGCGACTTATTCCCAGAAAATGCTGTCCGTTATCCTGAGGCTAGTCAATTGGTAGAAAATACCTTGCAACATATTTCCGAACTACCAGATCTGATCACCTCTCTGCAATCAGGAATGATGGAAGCTGGTGTTGACCAAGAGAGCGTTGGTATGATCAGTGAATTGGCTAACCAGTACAGTGCTTATTTCCAAGAGAGAGTTGACAGTGTGATGGATACATTATTATGGGCTAGTGGTTACCATGCCAGTAAGATTCTTGCTCCTACTGCTAATGTTAAGAAACCTGCACCCAGTTACTTTTTGTAAGAAGGTGATAGGATGAATATCAGCAGAGCAGTTTCCCAAATCTTACTGATGCACGGATTGAATCAGATCACCCTACCCTTTAAGAGTAAGATTGAAAATATCGTCTATGAGGTTTTTAAGACAATCACCATACCAGAGTATAGTCAATTCGTTCCTTTGAATAGAGAAGGTACTTATAATCTAGCCAGTATGAAAGTGGTTGACAAAAGAGCCAATATCTATTTACTCCCAGAAGAGTTAACTCCAACACCTGTCATGTGGGTAGTCGATGTCAAGCTACCTATTTCAGTCAATCGAGGCATGTATGGTGACATTGCCACACCTTTCGGAGTATCAAGGTCGATCCAAGGAGTCTTAGCTCATCAAGCTTACATGATGTTGATCGGTGCTGCACGGAGTGAACCAACCTTCGAATACTTGAATGAGAATAAGATTCGTTTGTATGGTTTTCCTAAAACCTGGATTAGCTTTGAAGTAGCTTCAGAGCATGATGAAAATGCAGAGAGTATACCAGCCACTTGCTACGATTCCTTTATGCAATTAGCCACTTTAGATTTTCGCTCCTTCCTCTATCATAATTTAAAATTGTACTCGGATATTTCTACTCTCTTCGGTACGATCAACTTGAAGATCGATGAATTTCAAGGTGCCGATGCCGATCGTACAGCCCTGTTAGAAAGTTGGCGTGACAGTTGGCACGTTGATCAAGCTACTGCCTGGAAATGGTTTTAAATGAGATAAGGTCCCTCAGGGACCTTATCTCATTTATCTGTTTAAGCTGAAGAGTTAAAACCATGGAGCAAATGCTCAACTGTGAGATTATAATAACTCGCTATTTTTTCCAGATGTCTTGGTGTCGGAAAACACTTATCTCTTTCCCATCTGTGAATGCTCTGAATAGAAACTTCCAGGGTCTCAGCCAATTCCTCTCGGCTTAACTTTTTTGTTTCCCGCATAAGCTGGAGTTTTTGTCCTAGAGTCATAGGTCACCTCATAAGTAGGGTATTGAGAATAAGGGTTCTTAAGTAAAGATGATCTTGGTTAACTTGCACTGAACCTCCTTCCGGAAACATATTAAATGGGGGTCTATTTCCCTAGACCTCATCGCCTATTGATTTCCGGCTAAGTTATCATTCTTCAAAGACAGCTTCATGTAGGGTAGTGCAGTAAATTCAATTCTTTCCTTACCTTCCATCTCATCATAAGAGTAAAAAGCATCGAATAACCCCAAGACTCGAATAGTGAATTCAGTGACATTAGTACCTTGAGCTTCTTTAGCCATGGCTCGTAAGACATTGACGATATTATCCATGAAGATACAGAATAAAGGAATGGTTGCTTCTGAGGTTCTTAAGTCGATATAGTATTCGTTGAAGATTCGATTATAGGCTATCTCTTGTATATCGTTGGCCTGCTCATCGTTCTTCTTGATGTTTAAAACCTTCCACTGGATAAAGTTATTAGTAGTAGCATTGACCTCTACTGGAGAAGCCTTACCTGTAATATCATGGTTGATTCCAATGTATTCCATTCTGGGCATGAAGTTACCCAATTTTTCATTCTCTTCTGCTGTGCTATTGGAATAACCAATTTTAATGCTCTTGCCAATTTCGATGCTATAGACTAAATAACGTCTTTGCTTCTCTCTGAGAAATTCCAGAATGCTTTGGAAAGTGGCAAAGAAGATCAGAGCAAAGGCTTCATAATTGTCACCACTGGCTGGTCCAAAGGTGAATTGTCTTTCCGCCGAACGAGCTGTTAGTTCACAGATCTTCAAAATCTCTTCGCGATTGTCCGGACAATTATCCTCTAGCCAACGAGCTGCATACGACTTCACTCTTGGTTTAATTTCCGTACTCTCCAGATCTAATTCTTCTTCCTTAACCTTTTTCGGCATGTTCCCTCACTCCTCTAGTTATTTATAAAGAATAGTTTTGTCTACTGGGAGAATATATAATTGAATTAAACAGGTCCAAATTTTGGACCTGTTTAATTCATCATTTGTTTTCCATCAATTCTTTTAATTGGGCTAACTCTTCCTTGATGAGAGTTAACTCTTCCGTTAGTTTGATCATATCCGTTTCTAGCCTGACCGTAATATCTAGCAGGATATTATGAGATTTGACTAAGCCTGCCCAATCAGCCTTCTCTTCATTCAACTTATCTAAGGTATTGAGTATGGCTTTCAAGTTGTCATTGAAGACTTTGATATCAGCATCATCTTCATACTGTGGGAGAATTAAATTAGGTCCTTCCGACATAAAAGACACCTCCACTCACAGAGAATATATCATTGAGATTTCTAGTTAGGAAATTCAACGGATTTATATCAGAGTTAGGTGAGACAGGTTTATAATTTAGCAGCAATGCAGTAGGAGGCAAGAGTATGTTTAGATATCCTGAAAGCCCTGGTACCTTTTTACAAGTGGGTAGGGGAGCACAGATCGATTATTCTCGAACGAATCAAGGTTATGTCGTAGGCTCTTATCTCTCTGATGGTATCCGTAAAGTGAAGATGGTCTGTACGCATAAACCAAGTCAGAGATCACAGACCTATGCTATTCCATCTGATGGTAGACCTAAAGCTTTTCCCTTATGCTTCTCGGATGGCGAATATGTAATATCCATCTACCATCAGGTGGAAGGTGCTAAATATCAAACCGATAGCACGATAGTCTTCAATGTTAAATTAGATGATCCTTTACTGCCCTGGCTTTATCCTAATACCTTCTGTGCTTATGACAAGGATTCTCCCGCAGTAAAAATGGTACAGAGTTTATTTCGGAATGTCATAGGCGACGGACTGATGATGAAGGTTTGGTTTTATTGGATCATCGAAAATATCAGCTATGATAAAAAATTAGCTGCTACGGTTAAGGGAGGCTGGATACCTAATCCCAACCAGGTGCTGGAGGCTAAACAATCTATCTGCTGGGGATATAGCTCTCTATTTGCTGTCTTACGAGCTATGGGTATTCCAGTTAGGATTGTTGTAGGTCATGCTGGTACAACTTACCACAGTTGGAATGAAGTTTACATCAAGAGTGGTATCCAGCTTACACCCACTTGGTACGTTAAGGGAGGACAATGGACTAGACTGGATTTAACATTCTTGGATGGTGGAACTAAACCTCTGCCTAGTGCCGAAGACTTTGTCAAGAACGATGCTAACTACAAGGTGGAATACTATGGTTAAAAGGATGAGGGAGGTTAACCTCCCTCATCCTTTTATTTCTTAGCTAATTCATTTTCTAAATATTGCACTCGTTTAGTTAACTCTTGGACAGCTTGAATCAGGAAGGGAACAAAGCTGCTATAGTTGACTGTCAGCTGTGACTCTACACCTTCTGGGAGATTAGGATAGCCAAAAAGATTATCATTGACTAAGTCGGCATAATTATCTGAGCCATAAATTTCTGACATCACTGCTTGGACCTGTTGGGCCTTAACACCGACACGTCTTCTTTCACCCTTCTGAGTACCTGTTAAATGTTCCTCTCGATCGTAATCACTTAGGCCATAGCGTTTACGAAGTTCCAATTTCTTCAAGATAGCTTGATTGTCTGCTATGATCTTTTCCGCATCACTGATTGCGAGTTTTTGATCTTCCGTCAACTCAATCTCCGGAAGTGTACCATCCGATCCCTCACCTGATTCTTCGGATGGGTCAATGATCTCAGCATCGATTATTTCATCTTCAGACTCGTTGGGATCATCTTCGGAATCGGGAGTGATGATCTCTGGTATGATAGCTTCACTAGGCGGATGATAAATGTTTCTGATAGTTTCTTCAGCTTCTTGGATGGCCTCAGAGATTGTTCGTTCATCAATTTCTTCGATATAAGAAGTGCGTGAATTTCTTACATAGGTGATCGGTTGAATTTTATTGATGAACTCTAAACCCTGGGAGATATTTTCTATATCTGTCTTATCTCTCTCATCGGATCCTACAGAGTATTGCACTGGACCACGAATGGCGGACATGTTTGCTCCGAATTGAGTTATCCCAGTTTCCGTACGAAGGACAGTGGCTCCAGGTCCAAGAGCTGCAGAATTTTTACCAGGAGCGTAGGAATTCATACCTAAGGCCACAGATCCTTCACCAGCAATTGTATCAAAACCAATGCCGATGGAACCATTGCCTTCGGAAGAACTAAACCCAATAGCGATGCCACCTTTGTCAGCCATGGCATTTTCACCAAGTGCCAGAGCGTAATCGCTATTATTGCCACGGATTCGTCTCATTTCATAACTGTTGGCTATAGAATCATACATGCTATCATAGAAGCTATATAGCTTTACTTGTTTGGCATCAGTAATGGCCAATAAATTATCCGGATGGAAGGATAGATCTATACCTGCTGCCGATGGTATAAGGTTAGTAGGTAGAGGATGGGATTTGTTCATAATTGTTGCAGCACCAGTACCAGTCAAACTATAAGTCGTGAGAAAAGGTGATGTTGCTCCAATTGCACCAAGATGCTTGCCATTCGGACTAAATCTAACCTTATAGACATTACCGGCTGGCCTACTATTGGTGGGAAGGTCTGCTAGTTTAGTAAAGGCAGTGATATCATCTTTGGTGGAATCAACGCTGTAGCGGGTTAGAAATGGTGCTGTAGTATGACCTACGGCAAGTAAACTTCCATCAGGACTAAAATCACACCCTCCACCAATTCCTGCAGGTCTAACACCAGATGCTAGATCAGCTAATTTAGTAAGAGTGAGAGTTGTGCCACTCCAAGAAAGTCTGTACAAAGTTAGGAAGGGTGCTGTGGCATGGGCCACTGCTAACCATTTCCCATTAGGGCTAACTACTAGGCCACCTACTGTTCCAGTTACAGCTCCACCACCAGCAGGTGCTGTGACTGTGGTTAGATTGGTAGCAGCATTGTCTCCTGTAAAAACTCTAACGTGTAGGAATGGAGCAGCTGTACCTAAAGCAAAGAGAACTCCTCTAATTCCACTTGGTAAACCAGCTGGTGGAGCAAAGGCTGTGGCATATATTGATTGGGCTGCCCCAGCTGAAGTTTGGAAAGCAGTCCCAGTGGTTGTTAGACTTAAGCCACTACGATAGGTGATTGTAGCGAATTCAGTATCTGAGAATTCCCAGACTACTAGTAGTCCACTGAATGTCGCCTGACACAAATACTTCCCATCAGGAGAAAAGGCTCCTGCCCTAGTTGTAGATCCAGAGTAAGCATTGCTAAGGGTAATTTCCTTAATATATTTCCCCATCAGTCTAAATAGATGGAAACCTCCGCCAGCTGTAGTAGCTTTCATGATATAGAAATATTTTCCACTGACATTAAAACCTATCCTGACAGGATCATAGTTAAATACTTCATAGGGAACATTAGCAGCATTGAGTAACGGAGCATTGAATTCCGTAAAAGATAGACTGTTCTCTCCGGCTCTCCAGAGGCTGTAAGGATTTTCCATGGCGTAACGTTCCCAAAGACCATACGTAGCACTAGCAGTTGATGTACGTATCCATGTTTCATTGAGACTGGCTTTTATTAGACGCTGAATTCTATGATTGCTAGCTGAGAGTTTCCAAACCTCTAGGCAACCAAGTTCTGTACCTGTCCATGTTCCGGGTGGGAAATTGATTGGTGTGGTGAGACTGTTCCAACTATAGAAACCAGGATTGCGATATGGCCCATCATTGAGGTCAACTGAAGTAGCACTTCCTAGATAGGTATGTGGCATGGTACCCTGCATACCTACAAAGTCAGAGGTACTGAAGATTGGAAACATGAACGTTTTCCAGGCTGACCAAGCCGTCCCATACCTAACTCTGCGAAACATGGTTAGATCTCCGGCGTGATTACCATATACTATCTGGTTGATGTAGATATTAGAGCCATTTGTTGCCGTGGCTTGTTTTATTTCTAGCCTAAAACCGCCTGCAGAATAAGGGGCATTAAGCAAAGATGTCGATATAGCCTCAGACTCTGAAATGTAGACACCGGGATTGGTATAGTTATTCAGATTAGCACCTTCAGGAATTACAGTGAAATCTCCACGCCCAAATACGTCATCTTTTGTTGCTAGCTTGGACCAAGCACCGTAGGCAGTTGTGGAAGTAGCCGTTCTCACCCAGGTCTCATTGCTGACAGATTTTGTCAATCTCTGAATCCGATAGTTGACTGGTCCTATTTTTAAAACTTCCAGATAGGAGGCATTGGTAAGTCCAGTCCAAGTTCCTGGGGGAAAATTAACTGTTGCAGCTACAGCACCCCAACTGTGAAACCCAGCAACACGATAGTCAGCATGATTGAGATCGATCGATGCCATATCACCCAAATAGCTGTAGGGTAAACCACCTTGCATACCAACACCCGATGAAGCATTAACCACTGGAAAAAGAACTGGCTTCCAACTTGTCCACCAAGTATTTGATCTCTCCCGAAACCAAATTCTTGGCACACTATCTATATTACCGGCACCGGAAGCTGTCCCAGAACCGAAAATAATCTGTGTAAAATAAGTTGCCGATAAGGAGTGTCTCACTTCTAATCTAAAGCCAACTACGGGCAGAGGATTATTTATCAAAGTTGCCGATGCACCTGCACCACTGCAAACGTAACTTCCTGGTTCGGTAAGAGTATTAAGATCAGTGCCATTCTCAATGGCAAAGGCACCAACCCCATAAGTCTCAGGGATGATTTGTTCAGTTAACGCTATTCGTTTCCATTCTTTCCAACCGTCACTCAAATATTGCCGTGTGAAAATTGCATTGGAATTCCTTCTCTGTAAACGCATAGTCCGAGTACCTGATGAGAGCTTATAGACTTCAAAATGAGCGCCATAGCCAGTTCCAACCCAATTCAATGTTGTCAAAGGTGGTTCAGGAAAGTTTATCGCCGATTCTGTTATGACACCATAGGAATAATAGCCGGCATCTACGAAATCATTCAGATCCAGTGTCTCAATACTTGCTCCTAAGAAAGTATAAGGATAAGCACCTTGCATGCCTGCTGTAGTGTTAGTTAGAGAGGGAAATATAGCATTTAAAATAGGCAGCCAGGCTGACCAAGTTCCTGCATTGCGAAAACGTCGATATATTCTTGCTACATTAGATGTTGAATTGAAATAGATGATCTGGGCTAAATAGAGACTATTGCCACTCCTTGCGGCACCATCCTTAACCTCAAGTCTGAAGTTGGATATTGCTGCTGGGCAATTAGTTAACGTAGCAGCAAGGGTACCGCTAGCACAAATATACACTCCAGGAATTGTATAGTTATTTAAATTAGCACCCTCGGGAATTTCGGTATGATTGCCACGTCCATAAACATCTTCAATCACTTGATCGCTTGTAGGTATTCTTTCCCATGGTCCATAGGCTGTGGGAGAAGTATTTGTTCTTACCCACAACTCATTGGTGGTAGATTTCGTTAAGCGTTGGATACGATAGTTGGTTGACGATACTTTCAATACTTCTAAATAGGCAATGTTTGAGTTAGCCCAAGTACCAGGAGGAAAGTTGACAGGAACATATCCGCTGTCCCAACTGTAGCAGCCAGGAATTCTGTAATCTGGATCATTGAGATCAACGGTTTTATTATTGCCCAAGTAAGTGTAAGGCATAGTGCCTTGTATACCAACAAAATTAGCTGTAGGAGAAATAGCCTTCAATATTACTTCCCAGCCACTCCACAGCCCACCACAAAGATATCGATGATACGTCCTTAGTGCACCTGTGGTTGGTGAATAGCTGGTAAGAGTTTGAAGTAAACGGTCATCGGCAAATCCCATTTTAATTTCCAAACGAAAACTGCTGTCGGTTATGGGACAATTTAAAAGTGTGATAGTAACACTTGCTGAGTTACAAATGTAAACGCCAGCAGTCTTCACATTGTTAAGATCGTCGCCCGTAACCAGAGCAGTATAATTTCCCCGACCGAAAACATCCAGTCTGGTCTGATCTCTTCGGGCTAATTCAGTCCAAACACCCCACTCGGTTGAGCTAGTAGAAGTACGTAAGAATATCTGATGGGTAGTTCTTCGGGTTAACTTTTGAATCCGTATGTTTACGGTGGATATTTTCAAAACTTCCAAATAGGCACTACCACCAGTACCAGTCCAGGTTACACCTTCGGGAAAGTTAGCAACTGTGTTAACATTATACCAGCCGTAGTGTCCTGGGGCATGAAACTTAGCATCGTTCAAATCGATATGAGCATTGTCACCTGTATCGGCAATAAAAGTAAAGGGGAGGGTGCCTTGAATTCCTCGAAATTCTGAACTATTGCTGACAGGCTTTAGGATAGGCTCCCAATCACTCCAATTACTATTGCTAGCTAGATAGCGGCTGTAGCATCTGATGTCATCAGTGGCCAGTAAACCAAAACCCCATAAGGTTTGTACTAATCTATCATCCTCTGTACCCACTCTAACTTCCAGACGGAAATTACCACCTTTATACGGGCAATTAGCCAAGGTATCAGCTATGGCTAACGTTGCACAGATGTAAACTCCAGGATTCTTCATATCATCCAAGTTTTGTCCACTTAGGATGTTTATAAAATTACCCCGACCGAAGACGGCCTGGGTCACATATTCTTTTACAGCTGTCATGTCAGGTAAATATTTCTTCAAGCTCATGTGTCACTACACCTCTCTAGTATTTATTTTAAGATCACAATTCTTTCTGTATTTTACGATGACTAAATTTTACTTATATATTATACTGTAAGATGTAAAAGGATGTGATCTAATTTCATGGCAAAAAAAGGAGCTATGGCAGTCTTAGAAAAAGAGTTAAATAATAAATTAGCTTACAACCCACTCATGGCTACTTTGAAGGAAAATGATAAAAAGAATCTCTTTGTCACCAATGTTACTACAGCTTTCTTGAAAACAGGCTTCCCACTCTTCGACTACTTCTTTGGTTCAGTGGTCAACATCCACAATGAAATAGGTCAGATTGTCCAACAGCTCCCTCGCTTAGGTCAAGCTTGTGGAGTGATCAACCACTTGATCGGCATGTCATCTTCTGGTAAAACTTCTCTGGCTATTCAGCTAGCGGCTAATTTAATTCGTCCGTATAAGAATGGTCAAATCTTGCACTTCGATTGTGAACAGAGGATGGACATCAGTCGAATTGAAAATCTTTCTCAACTACCCATTCAAGACTTCCGTGATGGGGGAAGATATATTCTTCGCTCTGGTATGGTTGGGATGGATATCATTCAAGGCATGATCATGGACCTCTATGCTTCCAAGACCAAGATCAAAGATGAAATCACCGTGACCACCGATAGCCTAGATGAATTTGGCAAGCCTATTCAGATCTTAGAACCGACAGTCATCATCATCGACTCCGTGAAAAGTTTGTTGGGAGAAACTTTTTCCGTGGATAATGCCAAAGAGTTAGCTGATGCTGCCAAGTTAGCTTCCAATACTGAAGGAGCTAGAGTAGCCAAAGGCATAGGTGGTTTCTTAAAAGATATTTTAGCTCCCTGTAAGGAAGCCAACATCATCGTTTACTTAGTCAATCATGTCAACAGCAATATGAGTATGAATGCTTATCTACCTCCGGCTAAACAACAGCTCAATTTAAAAATCGATGAATCAATCCCGGGTGGTAGAGCTGTGATCTTCTACCCTTTCAATATCATCAAATTGATTCCCCGAGGTTCGGATGATTTCACACCTGAATCTGATGGCTTCCGTGGGCATATGGTTACTTTTGAACCGATCAAGTCATCGTCCAATCAATCCGGTAATTCTAATAAAGGGGTATCATTCGATATGGTCTTCACTAGCAAAAGAGGCTTTGATTCTACACGCAGTCTAATTCTCTATGGGAAGGACAAAGGTTTGTTAGAAGGGACTAAGGCTCGTTTAAAGTTCATAGGTGATCCCTCCTTCACCTTTTCCTTCAAAGAGTTGGATATGGAAATGATTGAAAAACCTATCTGGGAGTGTATTAAGAAATACATCATTCCTTCCTTAGAAGAACACTTGAGCTACGTGGAACCCATGCCTTATGATGTTAGGCTGATGGACTACTAGCATCCCTCCTTTGAAACATCTAGTTAACTTAAGCACCATAGCGGGGAAGGAAGAGGATACAATTGAAGGTCACACAAGTCAAGTTAACTTACATCAAACCACAACCAGAGAGGAACAACAAGCAGAAAGCTTGGGCTAAGATCACCTTGGATCATCAATTAGTCATCAGTTCAATTCAGGTCATCGATACCGAAGAAAAGCGTTATATAGTCTTACCCGAACGGAAGTTGGATAAAAATGTTACCGGCGGTGAGTTTGTAACGATTCCTTTGGTTGCTCCAATCGTGACAGAATTAAGAGAACATATCACAGATAGCATCTTTGACTTCTACGATAATGATCCCTTCAACCCAAGGAATCGTGATGTAAATGAACCACTGATCGTATGATTAAGTTATGGACAAAAATAGAGGCCGGTCATGAACGAGACCTTTTGCTGTTCCATAATCTTCTAATCATAGCTTAACGAGAGGGAGGGGGTTTCGCGGCCCCTCTTCCCTCTCCACTTAACCGTTAATCGAGCATCCCGTAGAGCAATGGTTTCACATCCTCCACTTCAGCCAACATCTTCGGAACATTCGGAAACTTCTTAACTGCCTCTAACATTTCCTTATTACTCTCAATCCCTTCCCTACACTTGGGAACTATATCCTTCAGTATCTTTAGTCTATCCTTAATGTCGTAGCCTGCTTTGATGAGGCCGAAATTAATCATCTGCATGAGCGCCACTAACAACAACTCATTGGTCGTAGCAAAGTCACGCTGATTCAATCCTTTCTTGGCCGCCTCGGGATTGCGTAGTCGCCAAGTTTTGGATGAAGTCTTAAAAACCATGTCATTGATAAAATCTGCTTCATTCATCAGAATCCTGACTTCGGTACGTTTGTCGATGTTGTATGCCTTGGCGGTATCGCTGATCGCATTGCACTGTACATTGTAGAGCAACTTGCTCAGATTCCGGAAAATTTGCCATTCAGTATCTTCCAGACTATAACGGCCTGTCTTGCGAATAGCAGGTAGAACTTCAGACGTTACCCACACCCTGAACGGCAATGCTTCTCGCTTATCCGATCTGAGTATAACAGCGTACAGACCAGATTCATTGACGATTGTCATCATTTGTTTACCACCGGGGGTATCAAACTGGCCGAATCCCCTTTCACTAATCACTAGACGAGAGGCTACTTTAGAGACATTGGTCAGACTCAAGATGTTACAGACGTCCTGTAGAATGAACCAGGGATCATCATCCTTCATCACCACTCTAACTTGCATTCCGTTTAAATATTCAAACACCTGGTATTTATTTCTCTTAAACATTTTAATTCACTCCTTCATGAATTTTGTAAAAGGGTTATAACGCTAAGTTATAACCCTTTGAGAGCAATGCTAACATCCGTAAATTGTGAGTTTATCATCTCTTGTTTACCCTCAGATTGAATTTGTGTCACGAGGGAATTAGGTTCTCCCTCCCCCGATATTTTAAAATAATAAACCAAATTTACCCGCTCTACGCAGAGACGGTAATATCTCATGGGTTATCCAGTATTGGAATTCCATAGCCACAGGTGTATCCGAAGCGAATGCTAATGCATACAAGCCAGATTCATTTACAACCGGCGTTGTTATTTTACCACCTGAGGTCTCAACCTGCTCTTCACTCAACTCACTGGAATCCAGTAACACTGTTGCCAGTACCTGCAGTGGATTGCCTAGCTCGAAAATGTCACAGGCATCTTCTAAAACAAACCAAGGCACATCATTTCGCATTACCGTTCTACCACCAGCTTCTGTAAAACGCTCTATCATTGTAACTCCATTGCTCATAACCTATCCGCTCCTTTTAAATTTTAAATTTCGTGTAAAACCTTTTCTTACTTCTCGCGTTGGACGTTGATTATAAAGGTTCCGCGTTAAACGCGGAACCTTTATAATGGTACCAGAAAAGCTTATACCTAAGATACAAAGTTTAAATTACCATGTCAACCCACTCCCTTCTAAATTTTAGAAAACGAGATAAAATATACTCTTCACTTACCCTCCTTTCCAAATATTGACTGTCCCTTGATAATCCTTTTCATCCCCTCATCTTCCTCGATTAGAGATCTACAAGTCGGAATCACGTCTATCAAAATTTTAGCCCTAGCTTCAGGGTCATACCTTAGGTGTATCAGAGTGAAGTTGATCATTTCCATCATGGTCACTAACAGCAATTCATTGGTCGTAGCAAAGTCCCGCTGATTCAATCCCTTCTTAGCCAACTTAGGATTTTGCTTACGCCATTTCCTGGCTGAGCAATTAAACACTAAGACATTAATGAAGTCTGCTTCATCTCTCAGCAATCTGGTTTCTGACTGTCGATCAATTTCAAAATCTCTGGCTGTATCCGTGATGACATCACACTGGGTGTTATACATGGCCTTGCTTATCCTACGTAAGGTCATCCAGTCAGAATCTTCCAAAGTGTAAGTGCCTGTCTCAATGAGGAACGGTAACATTTCATGCGTTAACCAATTCCTGAATCCTTTGGCCACAGGTTTGTGTGATGCAAGTATGACATCGTACAGACCAGGTTCATTGACAGTGACCAGCATCTGCTTTCCACCAGGAGTATCAATCAGATCTTTGCTTCTGTCGGCAGCCTCCAATAATCGTTCTGCAGTTTTACTGACACTGATCAATCCTAAAATATCACAGACATCTCTTAAAACAAACCAGGGTTTGTCTTCTCTCATCACTGTTCTAATTCTTCCTTTGTCAAAATATTCAACTATCCGAAACTTGTTCCTTTTCATCTGTCCACTTCCTCTCTTACTTTATTAACTTTAACCATCGTAAAGATTGACAGAAATAGTACCACCCGGTCTGAAAAAAGCCAACTACCTTGCTGAGGTAAATGGAATTACGATAGCATCTCCAATACAAGTTATCGTTGTCTGGTAAAAACCATCTCGGTGGATACCGGTAAATGTAATAACGGGGTATGTCAGCATGTAACCATTGGAACTGTTGACAAGTTGGATCTACGTAGAGGATATCTTTACCCTCATAACTAACTACAGCCCAGCTGTGTTCATAGTGCCAATTATTAGGAGCTACACTTAGGGAATGTCGTTGTTCTCCATGAACACCAAGTATTTGGTAATTATTCTTAAACCTACTGGCTCGAAATTTTGCAATTAACTTAATAACAGCATCGTCACAAGTTCCTCTAAAATTGCGATTATCGCATTCCGGGGTGTCAGATATCTCGTAGAGGTTGATGATCTCTTGACGAACTTGCAAAACCATCTTTTCTATCTCATTGCTTAACTCTAGCATGTTTGCGTTTATCTGTCCTTCCCCCTTACTGTAGATTAGAGAGGTGGGAAATTTCCCACCTCTCTAATCCCTTTTTATTTATTCATTTCTCTTTTGACAATGTGATACAGATCCGTGATACAAGGAAAACTTAACCAGTGATACCCCATGGTCAAAACATTGCCAGTCAAATGAGTGTTGACAGCTTCACCAGTGTTGTCGACATGGCGAATATTTTTATGCTTGTCCAACTCTTGGTAGGTTTGATTGAGAGAGCGATTGGAGCATTGCCCTGAAGTGAATTCGGAATTATCTAGAGAAGCTTTGCCGATAAGGGTAATGGGATCCATGTTCGATAAGATTTTTAGCGATGGGTAGAAAGTAGCCATATCAAAGTCCATGGCATTGACAAAGACGATATTAGAAGATTGCTCCAAGACTGAGAGACCAACATTATCATTCATCGTTGGTTCAGCCATGATTGCTCCCTTGAAAGTGGTAGCTATACTTTCACTCTCTTCCTCTTCCGCCACTTCATTCTCTCTATCTATTTCATCGATGGCATCTTCAATGTTGTAGAAGATATTTCTTTTTCTCTCCGATCTCTCCATTGTCTTCAAAACAGCATTGATGTTATTCCCTTGCACCCAGCCGTCTTCGTTGAAATACATTTCCCGGATATTTCGTAACAGATAAGTTTCCCGGAAGATCTTCTGGTAAGGTGTACAATTGAGCATAGCTTGGAGATAGTAGGTGAGAATGTCGTTGTTCTTTCTTTCCAATTGGAGCATGAGCAAAGAATCTTTGATGTTATACTTGATGAAGCGTGGCCAATCCAGATAGCTGAATTCTACGATATTCATTTCTTTATCATAGGCGACTTTGCGATCTTTTAATTCTCTATCAGCGATATAATCTAAAGCTACTGATTTCAAAGCGTGTTGAGATTTTCTGATACTAGCGTATAGTCTCATGGCACAAACGTAATGGGTGTAAGAGTGACAATAGAAGAAATCGAATTGTTTTTCCAACTGGAAGGAGTGACGATCAGCCCGAAAGGAACATTGCTTGATCTCAAAGTCGGGATGACAGATGACATTGGCTGCCTTCTCTCTGGAAGCAGTCAACTTGATCAAACGATACCAGAGATACTGGATATCAAAGCGCATATTCCAACATAAACAAAAGTTAGGCTTACGCTGATTAATCACCTTAAAAAGATCAGTCAACAAATCAACTTCTCGAGCATAAGTTTGCAGATGATAGTCTAAGTGACCATAAGTCTTCTGAAAGGAATCTTGGATATCCTGAGTGAAATCAGCCAAGTTATTCATCAGCCTCTGATGATCAGCCAATTGTTTCTGATAACGTTGCATCCTCTGGGCATATTCTTCACTTGACCTTGGATAATGATTAGGCGGTTGATAAGGTTCAAGTAGAAAAGTAAAAACTTCTTTACTTTCTTCAAAGGAAACCGTGGCTACATTGACTGGACAGAGAGCACTGTTAGGAATGTTGTCCATGTCAACGTAGTCATCGATTTGATCAACTTCGATATCTAAGAAGGCCTTGCTCAACCGGTAGGGTCCTTCACTAGGATATTTTTTAAACCATTCCTGCATGTAATAAAACTCTGGGAGAAAATCAGCTCGAAAGCTGTAAGGCCAAAGATAGAGTTGATTCATCCCACTCCAATCATCTGTGGCCTTACAACGTTCGACGATCATTTTACCGTATTCACCGGATTCTTTTTCAATTGTCTTGCGGATCTGACTGTAGAACACTCGTCTTTTATACAAGTGCTCAATTCTCTCTTCTGGCTTGTTGTACTTAAAGTTACGGAATTCCGGTTTGACAAAATAAATATCGACGAGGGCTGGTTCTTGAGCATATCTAACCAGCCCTTCTTCATCACGATAGATGACTTCGAAATGTTCCACTATGCCGTTATTCTTATCCGGCTTGATGTAGAGAACATTGATCAGAGTCAAGTTGTTTCCTTTGATCATCTACCCACTTCCTATTCGAATTCTCCCCACCGCCAAGTGTTTCGACGTTTATTCTTTTTCTTCTTCCCTACACCCAAGTAGAGGGAGAATTTTTCTGTATCCTTATTTCTTTTCCTTTTCTTCTTTTTCTCCCCAGTGTAATCTCTGTACACATCGTAGATAGCTCTTGGTCGACCTGATTTCTTATACCCTAAGATTCGATCTAAGAGATTCTGATTGGTACAAGCTGAGATAATGCTCTTGAGGACTAAATATTCTTTGTCGGTTTTTTCCACTTGCTCTTCACTCATTCCCCTTAACCTCCTACAATTTTGGATCATAGAAAGGACTCTTGCCACTCGCTAAATCACTGACAGTACGTACCACACCATTCACAGCCTTAACCCTTTTCTTATTCTTACTTCTCCTTTCCTGTTCCCTTTGTTTTTTGGAGAATTCCTTTCTCCTCTTACGAGCTTCCTTCTCTTTGATGACGAAGGAAGATAGCCATCTTCTCGCAATCTCCCTACGATAACCTTTGATCCACTTGCTCTTACCCGGTAGGAAATATTTTAAGAATTCTTGGATAACTTTCTCATCTCTTTTATAAGCTTCCTTATCTGTGATGATGATATTATGTCGTCGAATATTCCTCTTTGGATTCTTAGCATTTCGAATTGAGCTAGATATCCAATAGCGTTTACTTCTACCCTTTTCCTTTTTCACTTCCTTGGTGATTGAACCGAAGATCGATCCTCCATAGGGTTCTGTTTCTTCATCGTCCTCTTCATCATCGTCATCGCCATGATAGAGTACTACCATATTGGGATAGTTTTCAGAGTTATCCGCTAACTCCAAGAAAAGTTCATGTCGGTAATTCTTACAATCCTCCTCTGCATCTCCCATCAGATAAAGTTGAAAAATCTTACCGGGCAAATTGTCAGCGAACATTTTACTCACAGCCGTCAGGAATTCAACTATACCGATCTTCTTAATTTCGTCAAGTGTATAGCGGATCCGATAACCTTGATCACTCTGCTCGGGTCTTATTTCATCGGCAGTAGAAAAGATCGAATTCCCAGTGCTGTTGGTCGTGATTATAATTTGCAACGTTCTCGATCCTATGCGCATTAATTCTAGAGCCTCCTTTGAAATTACATTACTGACCTTTGTACACTCCCTTTTATCTTTTTAGAGTATGCCAATTTTCATAATCTTTAAAAACACTCCTATCACCCGATCTTAATTTTTTAATTAATTTTCTCGTAGTCCGAATAGCCTCCTTAATTGTTTTTTCTGATCCTCTGATGCTGTCTGGGATGACAAAGACATCTTCAAACAATTCCAAATATGCAGCAAGGTTATTGGCCAGATCTTGCATTTCACTACGGGAGATCTCACCTTCAGCCTCTACGCCATGCTTAGACAACGAAAGACCTCCTTCCCCAGACTATTAAATTATTCACGTTCACTTACTGCAATCTAAATTAAAATATATAATCGAAATGTGGAGGTTCATTTATGAAAGTGATGAATATCAAAGAGTCAGGTAATTCCAATCTACTACGTTGGGCTATTAGCAACAATGCTGACTTAAAAGGTAATCTACCCTTGGCTAGTCTGATCAACGATGATCTTTTCTACCTGGTGACAATTAACGATATTAACTTCTATCAACTCTTACGCTTAACCCAAATGTACCGGAACAAAATTAAAGTAGTTCAAGTCAATCGAGCTACTCTTCCCTCTTCTGTTTTTCTAGAAGAACGCTTTGCTGAATTTGGGGAGAGAGTGAATGACATTCTAGAAACCTACATGGGGTTGGTCACTCAAATGATCGGTGACGATGATATTATTGCTAGCAATGTACCACCTCTGTTTCTACCAATGCTCACCACTACCTTCAACATCCAAATTCCCTTTGCTTTCATCGATCTCTTGGAAGTGATGAGCGAAGAAGAATGTACTAACTTCTTCAATCAAGACTACCCACATGATCTGGAAAGAATCTTTGCTACTACCACTCACTCTTTGTACATTGCTATACTGCTCTTGATAGAAAAGAATAGTCGAAACATCCGTTATGATGCTAGGTATGAGCAGTTGTTAAAGATGACTAAATATTTTGTCCTGTTAAAGGAGAACCCAGATAAATTATTCAAGGCTGGTTTATTGAGCTTTGGTAAATTTGATCCGGTGACTCGAGGTGAAGTGAAATGCAATTTGTTTAAGGCTGATGCTAGTAACCTCCAAGCCAGTATGAAATATTTGACCAAGTTGAAGTCTCCCCTTGAACTAAGTGTGGCTATTCAACTTCCGATTTACCACATGCAAGCTTTAGAGGCTTCTTATCATCCTGAGGATTTACGAATTAGCTATCGTTCCTCGATTGCCAATATCGTTGAGAATGGAGTGCCTCTCAATGACTTCACTTTCCAAGATGATCCTGATCAAGGCAGTATGATTGAAAAGTATCAAGTACGCATTGCCGAAGCTAACTTGGCTTTGCTTTCTCTGATCTCCGAGATCACCAAGTCTGAAGCTAACATTCATCCGGAAAGTCTCTTTGCTCTGTTACCCCCCATCTACAGAACGAATGCTGTGATCACCCTCTTAGTCAGTGATCTGAGTAAATTTCTCACGCATAATGATCCGGTCATCTTGGAAATGTTTATGTCGATCGATCGTATGGCTACTGTTGTCAAAAATGATTTACAAAAGTTAGGATGAGGGGATTTCTCCCCTCATCCTACTATAAGGGCATCGACAATCCCTCTAGTGACAATTAAAGTTATGCCAATAACAGCCACACCGATCATCTGACCATTCTCCTTGAAGAAAGAGGTGATGGCATTCCAGATGCTAGACAGCTTGAGCATAATCCTTCCCCATAGACTATCCTGTGGTCTTTTTGGTAAGACTAACCCGCGGTTCTTTAACTCTACCAACTCTTCGCCGATTTGCACAATCTTAAAGCGAGTCTTGGCAATCTTCTCGGCATCATACTTGCTGCGAGGATCTAGGTCCTTCAGTTTAAATTCCTGATATTCTAGCTGACTGAGTAATTCTAAACCATAGGCTAGAAGATCTTGTTGCTGGATGTATTTCATTCCTCTGTTGATCTCGGTTATAGCTGGATCAATTTCGTAAAAGTCTGTATCGATCGGAGGTTCACTTAGCTTACGTCGATTGCGTTGGTTAATCATTGGACGATAGACTGCTTCGAATTCATCGGTATCATTCATGTAGTTGCGACGAGGAACTAAAGTTAGATTCGGTCTAGACGTAGGCTGGTCAATCGAATAAATTTGTGCTCTGGGTGTACAATACTTGTTCATTCTTGAATTACCACCTTCACTCTTTTGTCGATGCTCCGGTCCAGAAAGATTAATTCTTCCAAGGTAGATTGAATTTCCTGATTGTCCGGACTGAAAATATACTCACAGGCGTTAAGGATAAGGGTAGCATAGGTCTGGTAAATCTTTCGGTTATACTTGGTAGGGTTTAAATTGGTATGTTGAAAAAGTTTTAGTAGATAAGAGCACTCCTTTCCTTCATAGAGATTATTTTGAATGATGATCGAGATCAGCTGGAGAAAATTCTTCCGGATGAAATTATCCAGTAGAGATAATTTACTTTTCTGAGCTATAGATAGACTGATTCTAGTTTGGAGAGTATTCCAGTTGGCTATTGCTACATACTTGCTTCTTTTGGCTTGTTGTTTGAGATTGCGTTCTTGAGCTTCTCTTAGGTTGGTCAATTGCCAAGCGTAGAAAATTTCTAAAGGGGTAGGAGAATAGTCTGCATTTTCCAGAACCTCCAATTTTGGGTCAAAACGATAGTCCCGAGGTATGAACCCCGGGACTTCCAGATTGATGTTTTTCTTTATTTCTTCTGAGGTTGCGTTAACCTTGACCGGATGATTATGCCAGTGAATAGGATCTTCGTAATTAAAAACACGATCATCTCCTCGCTTATACTCTATAGGGAGAGTATATAATCGAAGATCAAGGTCAGCGATAAGTCATAAAACGGTTCTCCCAACTCTCTACCAAACCAGCCGTAATATCGTTGAAAATTTCCCCATGAAAGTATTGCTCCATAGACTCGAAGACCTGACCTCTTTTCTTCAGGTAAGTGGAAGCAGAAGGAATTAAACCAGCCAAGTTGGTCAGGTAGTCGTTAAGGGTTTCATTCCACATAAAGGCTGCAGGATCAGTAGCTGCCGAAATAGCCAGAGCATTGTATAATTCTTTGACGGAAAAATTAACTTTGATGCTCAAGGGGAAACCATTTACGGAAACATGCTTTTCATTGGGATTCTTAGTGATGGTCATAGAATCAATGATCCCCAATTGACAAGTAGCCATACCCGGAATGTAGCATTGGATTAAAAATGGTGAGGCCACACTGTTGGAAGAAATCATCCGGGGAGCAGACAAAGCAATTAGATGCATCAAGGGTACTACGATATTCATGTAGTAATTATAAATGTCGCCATAGGGTGTAGATAAAGTAACTTCAAATTCATGATTGAGGGTTGTACGTGAACTTCGATAAATTTCAGGGTAGATCATTCTTTGTCCTTTAATTGCTCCCATAGCTCCACTGAATAAATTATGGACAAAGCCTCCTCCACCCAAGGGTGCAATTAAACTACTTAAGTTAGTGGCTAAACCAGTGACTGTACCTCCGATGAACTTAGTGGCTTCCCCCAAGACTCCGACATCGGCATGTGATCCCGTAACGAAAGCTATCTCCGCACCCATACCACCATCCAAAGCATCAATGGCCCCATGGATCAATGAGGGTGAAGTTTCATTATCTATCCTCTCAGTGAAAGAGACAGGCTTAACCATAAAGGCTACCGACTTAACTTTTTTATTCATCAAATTCCAAGTAGAATTCTTACGGTCTTCATCTGTCCAATTGGAATCAACTTGTTGTTGAGCAGAGTTGACAGATAGTCCTACACTTTTTTCAAAGTACTCTTTATCTTCTTTGGTCCACCCTTCCTTTAGATCGATGAACTTGCTGACAATATCATCGACTAAGGAAGGTTTAGTCTCATTATATCCTACGAAGGGTTCCCCACTAATTTTTTCAATTCCCTGTTGGATGGCTCCTCCTACTATTGGAATTTTAGTAGCGACAGTAGCCAAGACATTCAGAGTGTCCTTTCCACCAGCTGAAAGTAAATCCTTAGCATACTCACTGACCGTTTGCACATAGGTGTTGAACATCCGGTAATTTTCCCAACGCATCTGAGAGAACTGAGTGAAAGTACTTTTGTTTCCACTATCTGTAGCAAAACACCCTTGAGGAACATCACGAGCTACTAAACCTAAGTCTCCTCCAGTCAGTCCTAGATAACCAGCTACAGAACGACACATATAGTTGACATGACTCATATAGCTCATGTAAGTTTCTCGAAAGCCAAACATCCGTCTTTGAATTTGTCCACCCTTACCAAAGATAGTCTTCTTGACTAATTTATTGATGATCGATTCCTTGAGAGTGATTCCCATATAGAGATCTTGCAGAATACTTTCACTGTCACCTGCACCCTCATAGCGAGGCATACCAGGTTTGACATGTAGGATAGCACTGTTCAGAAGAAAGTTTCTCAAATACTCTGAACCCACATAGCCATTGATAGAACCAAATCTCTTATCCACTGAATCCAAGAGTTGAAATGGAGCACCAAATAAACGATTGGTATACTGATCCAATAGTCCTCTGCTTACATATTCACCAGTCTCTGGATTATGACGATTGATTCCATCTAAGTTTAATAACTCTTGTTGCAAGATAGCATCTATTGCTGCACTCGGGCTATTATAGGTGATGCCGTAATTCGTATCGTAGATGTAGGTATCTTGGCTATAAATACTTTCATCAGCCATTGCCTTTCACTCTCCCAGAATCTTATTACAAGTGGTTCTTCCTCTCCCAGGGAATAAGGAATTACCTTCATCGAGTACATACCACCTCATTACTAAGTGATTAGTACGGTAATCACAATGGTAATTTTTAAAAATCGTATTTCATTAAAATTTCAATGATATATTATATAATAATATTATATAGTAATATAATATATATAGTAATATATATAGTAATATATATAGTATAATATAGTAATATATATATATAGTATAATATAGTAATATATATAGTAATATATATATATAGTAATATAGTAATATATATAGTAATATATAGTATAATATATATAGTAATATATATTATATAATATATAATATATAATATATAATATATAATATATAATAAAAAAATATCACTTTTAAGTTCTTAATATTTTAGGTTATTAGTAAATTAAGATTTTATTAAAAATGAAATACAGAGGTAGTCTGAATAGACTACCTCTGTATTTTTTATTTTTTAGTAATTGTAATTTCTTTATTGAGAGTAGTAATATCAATTCTAGTAGAATCAGGAATAGAGTAGGAAGTATTTTCTTCAGATTGTGTCAGTGTACCAAACTTGTTGTAATGACTAACAGTAGAACCAGAGAAGTGATCATCTCCAGATAAGCCTTGACTGGGTAGTCTACCGGAAAGTATTTCTTCAGACCAGACTTGGTTCAAGAGATCATTCAACTCTTCTTCTGTCATCTCTCTAAGACCATAAGCAGACCAGTCAGTATTGTTGCCAGAGAATGGTAAGCCTTCCAGAGTAGGACCATCGATATTCAGATAGGGGGAGAGATCTAGGTTATCTGGAATTGGAATATCATTGGGAGAATAAATCTTCTGGAAGATATTTCTCTCTGTATCTGTATTCTCTGGATATTCTTTGTAGGAGGAATGATCTCTCGGAACTTGAGGATAGACCGGGTCTAAAAGTAGATTACGCTCTTGGCTAGAAAATCGATCTAGCTCTTCCCCTGCTCTATTACCTTCAATCGCATCATCTAGGTAGGTACGGTAATTGAAATAGGGGAAGGGTCTATCATTTTGATACTTTACTCCTAAGAAGACATCAGAAAAATACTCATGGGGATCTCGGTTGATCTCTAAGATTTCTAGATTACGCAGTGAGGTTAAGCCATGCAGGATTAACTTGGAAGGACTGACAATTGTCAATTCATCCGAGAGTAGCTTACCATTGACCCAGAATTCATAATGGTGTTTGGAGAGAGGTTTGTTTAACTTACCGGAGAGATCCAGATATCCGGATCTGGGGATTTGAGCTAATTGATAGACTGAACGAACCGGATAGGGTAGAGTACAAAATTCCATGGGCTCATGTGGTCTGTAGAGTCCATTGTAAGTGACTTGCACACCTTGATCATGTTCTTCCACAATCAAAGTCTTTTGTTTGGTGATAGGATTGATTATTGGATATCGACGATTGTTGACTAGCAGATACCATCTGTCTTCTTGACATTGCCATCCGGTGATATTGATAGCAGGTTTGATTTGCCACTGGTGTGAGAGGTAGGGGAATTTCCTGGCTGTTAAGTCAATGAAGACTTCGTAATACCCTAAGGAGGTAGATGGTAGTTTAGGTGAGAGTATAACTTTTTTCTTGATTGGAGTCATGGGATTGGTAATGTTATGGATATAAGGCTCTTGAGCTGCTTCATACGGTAAGTCTGTAAATTCTAGACGGATGATCGAAGCTTGATCTCTAGCTTGATGATCAGACTGGTAAATTTCAAAATCGTAACTTCCAGCTGGGAGAGATTTGTTAAAATGCAGCGGTAGGAAAGTACGGACAGCTGAATTGTAAGAGACCACTCTGCCGTAAAGGTGAACATCATTCGATTGATTATATCCCCAAACGTAACCGGAAGTAAAGCTACTGCCTCGTTTGATAATTGTATAGCCGGTAACTCGAGAATCAAATTCCGGTTGGGTCAAATAGAGTGGTGGTCTAGGTGGACTGTCAGGCAGCTTATCTGTATCGATCACTTCGATGTACATATTGATCAAACCGGCTTCTGCTTCCATCACATCGGGAGTGGTAGAAAAGTTTAAGACTGTCTTATGAATCAACTTGTCTGGGCGAAATTCTAATTGAGCTGGTACTGGTCTTGGGATAGCCACTTCCCATGTATTGACATCTAAGACACTTTCAAATTTCTGAGTAAGGCGATTGTAGAGCTTAATATCTTCTAAGTGAATTTCATTGCGGAAATGCATATACTCATTTAATTGGAAGGAAATATTTTGACCGGTTTGAATGATGATACCCGGATTGGTATATTTACCTTCCGATTCCAGAGCAGGACCGATAATTTCCAAGTCGTGCGTATCTTGACGAACTAATTCCACTGCAAAGGTAATCAGACCACCTGTACTCACTAGCGTATCAGGTGTAGCTGTAAATTCTACGGGAAGCATAATGACTTGATCATCGTCTGGCTTGATCTCATCACTTGGTAACAAATTGGGACCAATAGCCCAGAAGGCCCTTTGGTAGTAGGGAAATAATTTACGGATGCGAATAGTCTTACCTACTGCACTGGCTAGAGTAGCACCTTCTAAATCAATTTCTTCCAAGACAGAAGAGAGGACAGTAAACTTAGCCGGACTAATTAAATCCCGATTGCGTTGTTGATTGCTGGGTTTCTTATTCAAGTAGATCAGCATATCAAAGGCATAACGATCTTTCTCATCCTCTGGTCTAACTCCTAGAAAAGTTAATTTAAAACCCCATTTTTTTATCTCGGGTTCATGGTAGGTTTCTAACTTCCATCTACGGACATCCGTCAGATCTTCCCATTCCTTCAAAGAGTAGTTGAAGACAGACAGATCATCTATGCTTAGCTCATGTAGATAGGCTGTTAAGTTTTTCTTTAAATTAACAAAATCGGGATCTGTCTTGTACTTATTTAAGATGATCGGAACTTCCACTTCTGAGTACCAACGGATCACTTCATCCCATTTGATTTCTGGATACTGTTGCATGGTATTAGGATATGAATCGTACGTATCGATGTTCATCCAGCTAACTTCCAATTCATTCCAAGCGTAATCAGCTACTACGCCTAAATCATAACGGAATAATCCAGTCAAGGAAATGCCAATGATCGTGTAGATGGTCCGATGACCCATCTTGCTTTCATCTCGAGTGACTCCAACTTTTTTCCCAATATTCCAACCGGACCAATCAGCTGGGAATTTGGGACGATCGGCTAAAGTCTTAACCTCTGTATCTGCTTTCAACAAAGTTAAAGTTTCTCTATCCGGATCAACAGGTGACCAAGGAATGAAGGAACCATAAACATCTTCCCACGTCTTACCACCCCAATACTCCCAATCCTGAGGTGCAATATCCCCCCATGTATTTTCTACTTGATGCATAGCCAATGGCGGAAAGATGATTGGACCTTTATGGAAAGAACAGCGAGTGAGCAGAAGGTAATTGTTAAAAGGAGGCTGTTTGAAATCTTGACGCTGTTCATCCATAAGGATAGGATGACTGACATCTTGTTTCTCCTGCAAAGTGTAAACCAAATCTGCTTGAACTGGAATGAGTGAATTAGCCATGCGGATTCCGGAGAATCTTTTTTCTTCTGGATCTTCTCTAACGATACCTGTCTCCGAGTAGACTTTCCTTTCCTTTTCATCCCAACGTAAATGATCAAAACTAGCCTCGCTGAATTCATCGTCGATGTTTAACATCTGATCACCTAAGGCCGATATCTCACCACTCTGAGGATCGATGTCTTGGAAAGTCATCCCTTCTTCATAGGTGAATTTGGCAATGCCCTTGAAAGGTTCATGTAATAATTTAGCCACCATGAGTTTCAGATAACAAGTTCCCACATTGATGTAGAGATCTTGCCCTTCATAATAGCCGCTGCCTGGATCAAGCAACTGAATATCATCGATCTGATAGATGACATGGTGTTCAGGGGAGATTGTAATAGAAACACCTTGGAGTTTACTGAAGAGATTAGCTGGGAGATAAATGGTATCGACTTTGCTTGGCCATAACTTATGTGGTGTGTCATCATGACGTTGAATAAATCTAGGAATTTGCTCTCCCCCGAGAAAGACTTCATAACTCATATTGAGATCATGGATGTTTTCAAAACGGAAAGCCATCAGGTCTGTGCTCCCCCACTGATCAGGAATCTTAACCGGAGTAGCTAGATCAGCAGAAATTTTAGCCTTCCCTCCTATACTCGGTAAGAAGGAAGGTTGAGCTCGCAGTGAATTAAAACTAGTCTGATAGAATAAATTTCCCCTCTGGGAATAAAGAGTTAAACTTAAACCACTACCTGTGCCTCGTAGGGTAGTTGTTTCGTAATACCCCCAAATCCTTTCCGGGAAGGCATATTCCATCAGAGCTTCTACCGCTAATACTTTTCCTCTATCCGCAACACTCACCAAGAAGAAATATTCCATCTCTTCTAGCTGGAGAGAGAGGAAGTCACCAACCTGATACCCTTGTCCTCTTTCCGAAACATTGATTTCTGTTAAGCCGTAGAAGACTTCATGATCGGTAAAGCTGATAGCATCTAACAATTCCCTTAGCTTAAGAAAATCAATTGCCATCTTTTCTTTCCGATTTTGCATACTCTCCAGACTAGAGATGACTTGCATCAAGATGAGATTAACTCTATGGCTATCAGCAGGCAAATCTAAACTAAGGGTGTGGATTTCTTCAGCCTTAGCTAGGATGTCCATGCGAATATCATCCCAAGTTGTCTCATCCATGTTGTTCCATTGTATTAGCCTGCTCTTCACACTCTCCCATTGGTTATAGGAAGCATTGGTCATCTGAGTCAAAGTCCAAATGAAGCGCACTGTCAAATCCCGGTAATTTTGCATCAGGTACTCTATGTCACTTAAGATGTCGCCTAAGGTGAAACGATCTACCCAGGGATTGACATAAGTGAAAGCTTGTAGTCTCTGCAAGGCTCTCATACCAAAATCCAACAATCCGGATAGATCTAAAGAATGCCAACTCTCTTCGTTGATCAGATTCCAAAACTTCCGGACAAAGTTACCGATGTTGCAAAACTTACCGATGAAGTATTGATAGGCGGTCAATAGAGTGATGATTTCACACTTCCCACGGAAATTAAGAAATTGACGACCAGTCTCCTGTACCTGTTGAAAAATATCCAAGGCTAAGGGCAGATTGCTTTTAACTTCCAGACTGAGGTGATTGGGATAATTGGAGACTATCAATTCCCATTGGTCTGAGAAAGAAGGAATTTGCTCTAAGACCTTATGCATACTCTCGTTGTTGTTTAAATTAAGAATCTCAGAGCACTCAGCTAGTCTACGGATGTTGCTGTACATTTTTTCTACCAAGTGGAAGACAACAGCGTTATCCATCACCTCGGTAATTGTAACTTCCTCACAGAGGATTTTTAAACCCATACCATCCAATGTCGATCCAGTGGTGTAGCTACTTTTCTTAAGAGGATTTTGAAAACTTTGCTGATAGCCATAAGGACTCAATCCCAAAACTCCGGAATCTGAATCAGTCAGCGTTACTTTAAAACTTCCGAGCTTTGGGATGAAGACTATCTCTCCTAGCTCATAATTGAAACCTGGAGTGTCAACTAAGATCTTCTGAGCAGCAAAGACAATGCCATAGTCTGGTATGACAGCATCCGGAATTACTGATAGTTTAAAATCTCTGATAGCTTGACTGATGATCTGAATTCTCTTAGCATATTGCTCTAGGATAGGCAGTAGTTGTAAACCACGTTCGAGAATAGAAAGAATCTGAGTGAAGATGACTACCTTTTCCGATTCATAGTTGGGATAATCTTCTGGAGATGGTAAATCAGCCTGAACTTGTTGCAAGCGAATTTTCAATTCTTTACCCACCCAAGCAAAGCTAGTCAACCACTCGTTGAGTTTGATCATCTCATTGGTGTTAAAGAGACCCTCTTCTCTCTGATCGATGTAGCTGATGATAATTTTAAAGCCATAAGGTAATCCATTCAGAGCAGCATACAAATCTCTCAACAGTTGTATTTTAACGGCAGTAAAATTTTCTAAGCTTAAGAGAGGAAGTAGATCTTCTAAGATCGAATTCACCGATAGACCATCCAACATTCTTTGTATCTCTCGACGTAGTTGACGTAAATCAAAAGTGATAGGTGGCCGTGACCAAAGTCGATGTTGGAAATTATAGTCTGAGAGAAATTGATCCAGGTAATCAAAGTAAGATGGTACCCACTGATGCTTTAGATAGTATTCCAAACTATTGACTTTGTTATAGCCATTCCGCTGTAGAAGCATCTGCTCATTTAATTTTTCAATTGCTTCATCGAAGGGGAATTCCGAATTATGGCCTCTCAGTTGTGTGGCCAGACCATACTTGAAATAAGGGTCTAAGGTATTTAAGAATAATTCATTGTAACGTCGGAAGGAATTATTCCCCAAGATATACTCCAGGACCTCCCAACGATTCTTGGTTAAGAGGATGCCGTTGTAGACAGCCTGAATAGCTAACCAATAAAACTTTTCCAAGAAGATATCTTTAAACTCAGCTCTAGCTTCTTGGTAGGTCATCAACTCTTCATCGTACTGTGGTTTGGGTAGAGTATGATCTTTGCTAAGTTGTAAGACATTCATGGTATCAGAATAAAAGAAAAAGGATTTAAAAATTCTATCGCCAGGAATAGCTTCCTCCGAAGTGAGTAAATAAACATCAGGGAAGTGACGAGTAACTTTACGATCGGTAGGAAACCAAGTTTGTTGTTTAGGGTCATACTCGAAGATCCAAAAGCTGCTCTCATCAACAGGACGAAGAAATCTCTGTTGTCCCTTGAATTCGTCTTGTTGATACCAGATGAACCTTCTCGGGATATCAGCGATGATATCTTTGACAGCAAAGCGATCGGTGAGCTTATGACACTCTTTGATCAAGTATCGGGTGTTTTGGAACCAGCTGGGTGGAAGTTTGATATTCTTGACACCACCCACTCGAAGGTAGCTGACATATTCAAAGTACTTGATGAAGGCGGCTATAACTTCATCCTCCACCGGACAGCGACGATCATAATGATAGCTCAAATATTTATCACGTAATTCTTTGCCATGAAGATTCAAAAGTTCCATCCACTTAGTCCAGCTCTCCGAGTTCTTCTCACTGTCCTTCCGGACATAGTAGCTAAACTCTTCGACTGTATTGGTGAAGTTAATGATATCACGTTCCAGAAGATCCAACTCTCGCTTGATCATATCGTAAGGCTCATCGGGAGATCGAAAGGCATCGGATAAGACAATTGGTCTGACCATGCTAAACCAACCTTCACCAATGCTAGAAGTTTCGCCATAACGATCGATGTAAATTTGTTGAGGGATAGTTGTGTAATCGATGCCCATAGTGCGCGGATATTCTAAGTCGATGTCTCTGTAAAGTTCTTCGACAGTCTCATACAAGATATTATCTTCTTCATCCCGGAGAATAGGTCCGATACCTTCTACTTCATACTCTCCTAAGAGATCAGACCATTTTCCTTCTTTAATCTCTCGCCAACTTCTTTTTTTAATCTCCCACCAGTTGAACTTTTGGACCTTCTTGCCTCTTAGTACTTTCTTCCAAGATTGGGTAGAATCTAATAATTTGATAGTCTGATTCTGATCTACCTTCATATGAAAGACTTTACCATTCCTAGGAATAGCTACAGGCTCCATGGCGAAGGAGGCTGGACGATAAATGACATCAGAAGGAAGCAGCACCGGATACTCATGCAAGAATTTGGGAGAGATGATGCCCATCCAAAAGGCTTCCGTGGGTTGAGAAAGTAGATAGCGAACATTCAAAGGGTGGATCACTCCGACATCAATTTTCCTAGTCGTCAAGTTGACATTCATAAATTCTAAATTATGCCCTAACGTTTCTGAAATTTCCCGATCGGAAACACTTCCTTCTGGGAGGGTATGATTAAAGGTCAAGATGACTTTAGGCGTACCACTCAACAAATCACCCAATCTTTCAAAGGGATACTCCCAATTCAAACGGTTGTGCAATTCGTTGTAGCTCACTCTGACTCGGTATTGAAAATTCGTATCAAACTTATACAAGTAGATGGGAAGATCAGCTCTGGTCCACCTGGAGCTAGCCATGACCCGAATAGTAACTTCTTGCTCCTCGATCCAAATTTCATAATTGGATGCTACCCTCTGATTGATAAAAATTAAAATCATCCATTTGAAGACAGACCAATTATTCATCAATTCCGTAGCTGTGATCCAGCGATGGTAGAAGCGAGAGATTTTAAAGATGTCCCTCTCACCAGGGGTGATAAACATATTCCAAGGTAGGATCATCCGGTACCATTTGGTATGTTCTTCAGGGCTCCAATCAGCAAAACAACCTTCCCACTTGTAGAAGTGAACATTGTCCGTATTCGAAGCAATGAGCTTGTATGAGGAATTGTTATAGAGATCATCCAGAGAATCTTTTAAGGCCTTTTCATCAAAGGTGTTGTTGGTGGCTGCATAGTTACGTAAGGTCGTAGATCGAGCACCGTCTATATCGGGTAGGATGTAACCCTCCTCGATAATTTTATTGCGTTGATCCTGTTCCTCAGCCACACTGATATACGTATCAAAAGCATCTTTATAAAAAATAGATTTTCTGGAATCACTCATCTCGATCGCCTTCCTCCCGTCATAATCGTTAATGTGAGGTTTCCTGAGGAAAATTATCATAAAGAAAGGTCCCTTAAGGGACCTTTCTTTCTTCTATAATTCTTCAATCCATTTTCTCAGGACACTGCTCATAGCAGTTACGCCAGAATCGTGTACCAATAGCAATGGTACCGTCTGGTTTTTTTATCCGCCAGAGCTTATTAACTAACTCTGTTCCAAAATCCCTTTCCAATGTACCGTACCAGTGAGCTAACAATAGATCGTAATTCCTGATCACAAACTCGTAGATCTCCTCCCATTCCTCAGGACTCATATTTGTCCTTGCTTGAAATAGTTCATCGGGAAGTAGTGTCTTAGGCTCTCTAGATATTGTGATCGGAATTAGGTCATCAAATCTCCAAGTTTTTCCGGTGATTCCCTTCGTACCATTCACTATGATGATCGGTGTGTGATAGGGAGGGTTATCCCAGAAGGCAGCATCATCGACCATGAACCTAGTGGGGAGGTTAACATTGTCCACCTTGGCGATATCATAACCAAAGTCCTCATACAGCTCACCATTTGGATCCAATAGGAAATCAAATTTCGTATAGGTTTCTATATTCAAATTATCCATATCGATATTAGGGATTTTGAAAATCTTGGAGATAGCTTCCATATCAAATTCCATATTTTAATCACTCTCCTTTTTGTTTTTCTGTAAAGACTTTAAGGTAGCATCAACTTCTTTATCGGTAAATAGTTTACCCATGTCACGCTCCTGTTCTAAAACGTCATTGGCATCTGTGAGATCAATCTCATTGTACCATAGCTTCAACAGAAGATAAACGTGATTCGATATGAATTTACGAATATCCTGCCAATCTCCATAAATACCATGCTCTCGAAGCTGTTGATTAAATCTCTCTTGGCTAATTGAAGGTGGTGGGCCTGGGTTCTTGGATATAAGGACTGGTATTCCTCTGTTAAAACCGCTGCCTGTTTTCGACCCTTTAATTTTTAATCTAGGACTACCTCCATGTTCATTACCTCGTTCATCGCCAGACTCGTCGATCCATATCTTAACTCTAGTAGGTAGTCCAGTGTGTTTGATGTTGGCCATCTCAGTGATATACTCAAACCCCTTATTCCAATTACCTAAACTAGTCAGTTTCTCAAAATCATCTTTATCCACAGCAGTATCCTCCAATCATTCTCTATCCTACCAACATTTCTTTTCTAACCAGTAGGTTATCTCAGTATCGATCTCCTCTTCTGTTTGCATACCTTCGTTAACCAGCCACTCCCTATTGCATTCCAAGCCATTGATTTCTCCTTCAACAAATATTCGGTAAGAGTCAGCAACGTATTCTTCATAAGATTGATCATAATGAGACCTAATAGCCTCTTCGATCGGTTGTTCCATATAGTCTCTGCCAACCGGTTTCCCAACAAAGTAATCACCAGATTCAGTATATAATTCTGGAACACACACGAGCATATGCTCTATGTGTAAAGAGGTATCGAAGATTGATTCTCCGGCTTCGGTGATTACTGTCCTCAGTAGAATACCTCGCTCTTCGTGACTTAGTTCAGCACACCTGAGGTCGAGTAAACTTTTGAAATCATCGTATTGTTGATTTTCATTATACGCCTTTAATTCCCTAGCAGTCTTTACCATCAGACCCTTGGGAATTATGATACCATTGCCAATATCAATTCCTGATTCTGTCAGGTAGTAGCCTTCTTTCATATCCTTATCCTCCTTTACTTGATTTTTATCCATTGATTTATTTTCCTCTGAAGATTTAGGAACTATCTTTAGTTCCGGAAACCACTTGGTTATTTCCCTACTTACGGCTCCTATATCGTTATTACCAAACCAATGGACCTGTACATATTTTCGTTTAAGTTCAGTATCAACCCAGCCGTTTCCTGTAGCATGAAACCATTCCTTAGTCTCTCCCCCGTACAGCTCGACTAATTTGGAAGCACTGTTCAAAGGCTTCTTTGTTCCCTTACCTATGAAGACATAAGCATTCTTTAAGTACTGGCCACCGGGTAAATTATATTCCTTGCTGTCTTGTCTATCTTTTACTGAAGTGACAGATGTAACTGCAACCTGCCTATTTACAATCTTCCAATCAACTGGTCTATCATGACCGATAGTTAGTCCCTCAATGATATAGATGGTCGTGGTGTTTAAGAAATCATCCTCACTACTAAAACCCTCAGACCAATTATCTAGACTGCACATTTTGACGAAATCATCTTTATTCACCTTAACACTCCTTTTGTTTTGTAGTTGGTATTTAAATTATAAAGGAATTCCAAGAGAGGAGATATCCTCTCCTGGAATTATTAAATGACTTTATGCTAGTATTCCGACACGTAAGTCAACTATTGCAAATTCTTCGTCTCCCTCATCAGCATATTTTTTACTCCAATCCGGAACCATTATTCCGTCTAATAATCGAAGTTCTTCACTGCTGAGTTCCGCTTTCATCTTCTTACGAAGAGCAGGATAGCTATCCAGGTCCCAAACCTCTGTTAATCTTACAATCTCTCTAGCAAATTCCAAGATCAGCCCTTCTGTGATCAAAGAACCGTCCGAAAGAGTAATGCCTGTCTCTGTAAGAATTCCTAAATTTCTTTCGATCATCTTAATCATCCTTCTTTTCTTTGTAACGTTTTATTGTTGCGTAATCATAATCTGGCATAGGTAAATTTGGGTCTAATGGAAAGCCATGATTATTATCGTTCCAAAGTATGGCAAGATATTTCCAATTAGAGATTTTTAGACTAGGATGCTGATCTTTTAATTTGTTAACGACTGAGATCAATTCATCTTCGTCGAGGGTGGCTGTATTCCGACCATGATCGTAATATCGATTTTCTTTAAATAGTAAGCAGGCACCATTTCTCCAGTTCTGTTTATCTAAGTCATTCCGAAATACATGGAAATGTTGTAAACTTCTTTCTTGATCCCCCATAGCAATGATAAGCCCTTCTCTTTTTGATTTACCTGGCAATTGGGTCAGCCCTGGAATTCTACCAGCCATCTCACGAATATACTCTATACGCATACCCCTGAGATCGTCGACATCAGGAAGGATGGATTCAAGGATATCTGATAATCTTCCTACATTGATACTCTGATAGAATTTAGTCACCTTCTCAGACTCATCATAAGTATCTAGACTACCACTCATATTAAAACCGACTATCTTGGTTGTTTCGCCTACTGGAAGGGTAATCTCTACAAATGTTGTATCACCTATAGGATCATCCATGAAATCAAGACTCTCATGGTATAAGTCTAGGGCACGATCAACATCTCCTTGTGTAGCCCTGGTCATTAGCCCAATTAATCTATCAGTCTCTGCTAAGTACTTATTCACATCATCCATCGGCAGTCATCTCCCTATCATCAATATTTTAGCCAAATCAATCTTCTTTATAATGTCTAACCGTTTCCCAATTGTAATCTGGCATTTTAATAGTATCTGGAATTCTAAATTCTGGATTGCTCTCATCCCACTCATTAGCAATAGATTTCCAATTAGAAATATTCGGATTCTCTGAGCTGTGGGATTTCATAAATTTTACGAAAGCGTTAAATTCTTTTTTGTTTAAAGAATCCATGTGTTTTCCGTGATCATAAAACCCATTTTGATGTAGTAAAATACAACCTCCCCCGATTCGATTATCATATTCCTCCTTGGTTCTATAAAAATGTACATGATAATTGCGTCCTGTCTCTCTTCCCCAGATTACCAAGATAATGCTATTATCTTTTTTCTTAGTTTTAAAACTTCCAACCCTACCGACCTCAAAGTATATTTCATTGTCCAACCAATCAGCTAGTCGAAACATTTCATCTATATTGTCCACTTCTCTCACTCCTATTGGTATTTTATCTCACTAGCGTTATATGGAATTTTTCTCTGTTTGGAAATTTTTTGTTCATCATTATTTAGATTCCACAAATGAAGGATTCGTTTCCATCTCACGTTGGGAGCATCGTCTCCATATGGATTACCTTGTAAGAATCTTATCAAAGCATTCAGTTCTTCTTGATTAAATATGTCATCGTGACCATTATTCTTGTAGAATGAATTTTCTTTGAGTTTGAGACATCCGCCACCCGCACAATCTTCAGGTATATCGATTCCCCGGTAGAAGTGTAGGTGGGGTATCTCAGGATTCTCATCTACCTCAATGGCTAAGACGATGTCTTCTCCCCTAGGGGTTTTAAATCTTCCGACACAATGCATTTTCATATAGGCATGATCGGAGTTGGTTTTATGCCATAGATATTCATCCTCTACTCTATAAGTCATCTGTCATCACCTCCTTCTACTTATAGAGTATATTATCATAGATCGACATTTGCCGTTAGTGATTTCTATGTTCCAGTGCTTGGAGATAGATCCACCTGCCACCTCGTACTTCTTGCTCACAGATACAACAAATCAAGGGAAGTTCCACTTTGATCAATGGCATGAAAATTTTCATCTTGTCACTCATCTCTTTGACATGATCAGATAATCCATCATAACAGTTGTCACATACTAAATCCCATTGCATCATTACCACCCCTATTTACTTTTGGTATATTTCTTGAGAAAGTTCTCGTAGGATATGCGCATGAATCTGATGTCTGCTTGCATTTCTGCTATAGAAATATCATCTCGACTTAATTCAATTTTCTTTGGTAAGACCTTACCGAAGAAATCATAAGTGAACTTCCGAAAGACCTCTGGAACCACTCTCTTCAATTCCAAGATCAGATCCATTCTACCTGGTCTCAGGAAGGTAGGAGAAAATTTATCGATGTGATTGGTGGTAATGATGATGATTCGATTTTCTCCACTGATGATTCCATCTAGAGCATTTAACATTTTACCGAAGAGAAATTTATTTCCTTCCAAATATTCCAACTGTCTACTTCTTGCTTCTTCATCGGCATCATCGGCATCATTGATCAGAAAAGGATAACGGTCGATATCACTGACAACAAACAGTGGATCAATAGCATTGGCAGTCAAAGCCTCTGGAACAAAACGACCTTTGTTCCCCCCTGAGACATAGTAGATGTGACGATTCCATTCGCTAGCAATAGCCTTGGCTATGCTTTCTTTACCGGAATTACAAGTGGGAATAAAGTTTGAGGTCAAGTACAAATGTTCAGGATCTTCTACTGTGATACAACGCATGGGAGACTTTCCGCATAATTTGCTAATCTTAACAATTCGAAGAACTTCTCCCTTGCTGATGACAATAGAACCATCTCCATGATCACCTGTTGGTGCTGCTAGCAATCCCAAATAACCTAAACTTTGTAAAGTAGTCTGGATTCTTCGGATACTCACACCCAAATGCCCATTTCTAAAGAAATCCTTGCGGAGACCAAGGCATTGGTCTAAGGGAATATTGACACCGAATAATCCTTCTAAGAATTGAGTCCGATTCTTCTTACTGTTGATCCAATAACTTTCTGGCAATTCACCATTATCAACTCCCTCAGCAAACTCCTCATAAAAGTCTTTAGCACTGATAGGCTCATGAGAAGACGATGAGTAAAATTCCCACTCAATGCCAGAATCAGTCTCTGTACCTTTGACAGTAAAATTATGCACACGGGCTATCCGATTGGCAATACTAGCATCTTCTGTAGCTATGGTCAATGTTTTCCGATTTAAGCCTTTAGTAATAAGAATACCCAGGGACCAAGGATCAATGGGCAAATCTTTTTCTTTAAACTCTACACCCTGATTAGAGGGAATGGCAAACTTATACTTCCCATCTTCATTCAGCAAACCTTGGTTGAGTAAACTAAGAGTTGATTGTTGAATGATACCCCCTTGAGCATTTAAAATTGGCCAGAGGTGAGTATCTGCACACAGTGTGGTACGTCCATCATGAAATGTAACTTCGTAAGTATCCAAGTCTCCTTCTTCTTTAACCCGTAGGACAGTAACAGGTTTACCTAAACGATTGAACACGATATCGCCGACACAAAGGGAACCGAATCTACGCAATCCTTCAGGGGTAGGTATAAGGGTGCGATGAGGTTGAGGTGCAGTAGGTCCATGTAAGAGAATCTTTAGATTATGGGCCATACCATGCTTTTTATAAAATTCCCTTTCACTGAAGAAACGATTGACAGTATTGATTAAGGTTGTCTTGGTTTCTTTATCCAAGTAGATTGTCTTCATTGGTCTTTTCGAAATAGCAGGTACGCTGTACCAGTAAGTGGTGCCATCTTGTTCATGGACATCTCGCCAGACATTGATATTCTTTGCACCTTTGATTTTGAAAAGGTGATTCCTTTCTCTGACTAGATCAGCTTCGAATTGACTGACGAACTTGGTGTCTAAGTTGAAAGTGATTATGGTGTACCTTTTGCGAAGTAGATCTCTACGATAAGTCTTAGGCTCACCCAATGTCTCCACGCTCAACATGATATCATAATCACGGTACTTAAGGCGATGAAAGCCATCTTCCAAACGATAATATATTTCCGGCATAGTTACATTCTCGATTGTGGAGAGTTGAATATTTCTCTTGCTAATGTCTGGATTGTAAAGATAGATGACAGCGTAGAGTGCTTCTTCCATCCAATTGTCCGTTGGATTTTGTCCAATCGTAAAGCTAACCGTCCTGACTAATTTATTGCGCATAGTGGTAAAGGCAAAAGTACCAACTGTGGTAACTATACTAGCCACTTCATCATTAATGGTAGCCTCTACGATATTTCCTACCCCTTCCATAAAACGAGATATTCTTTTCATCCTAATTCCTCCTTAAAAATTAATCAAGGGAAGGGGGAAATTTCCCCCTTCCCTTCTTTTAATATTTATCGACGATACTTTGTAGGTTGATGCGATCCGTAGACTTACTCCGTTCCCGACGATCAGCACGTATCTTATCGACTGTGGTATAGTCACTGTTTTCATCTGAATTGACATACTCTGCTGGTTTAGCTGCTGCTAAGGCCAAAGCCAATTCAGCTGCACGGTCATCAATCTTTTGAATACGATCTGTGATTGGTGACATACCAGAAGCAATGTAGAAAAGGAAGTTCATATTCTCATCATTCTTATTCACAGCATTGTGATTGAAGCGTTCAATTGGTGTGCCAGTAAATTCCATCAGTTTTTCTAGATTACTTCCGTAAAGCTTGTAGACAGATTCAGTAAAGTAAGTAACTATACCACAACGCAAAAGCTTTTTATCACGGTTTGTTTCGGCATGCTTGGAATTCTTCAAAGCTTTGATAATGATATCATCGATCGTACTATCTTCCAAGACTTTTTCTGTGATACCTTTAGTGACCCGAGTGACAATCAGGCGACCAGGTGTGGTCAAGATCTTTTCCAGATCAGCTTCGTCAATGCTCTCATAAGGGGTAGGATAATAATCTACTCTAGTCAGAGCACGGAAGTCTTCTACCACTTCCTCATTGACCACTTCCAACATGCGCGTCAATGAAAGGTTAGAGGTGGTCTCATTGTCATAGATCATGTAAGTGCAACCAGCTAAGCCGCTGTATAGTTCATTGCAATACTTACGAGCATTGCCTATGTGACCTGAGGTCGCTTTGATAATTGGCAAGATGGCCACTAAGATAAAATTGACATCGGGAAAGCTAGCTTGTAAAACATCCATGAACAAAGTGGCTGATCCACTACCTGTCCCACCACCGGCTGACGAGACAATGAAGACATACCTCTTCTCATTGATCAATGAGCTGAAACGTTCATCATTGAGAATGTTGACGAATTCTTTCTTAAAATATTTCTTAGCCTCTGCTCTGTCTAAACCTGAGCCTTCTAAGACTCCTTCCCCGAAACGAAACCGCAAGACATTCTGTTCCACTTGAGATAGATCACTATCAGAACTATTGATATGCACTACATCGAAGATATCGCCGTACTTCTTATTGGCCAGATTAGCGATTTGATTCCCGCAGTTGCCCATTCCGACTATGGCAACTTTCTTTCTTAAACCCATTTTCCATTTCCTCCTTTTATTCTTACCTTGACAAACCGATCACATGAAACCCCTCATTGGCTTTTCTATCTTATTCAGAATATATCATTATAATTAGAACGAGGAATTTACGAGCTATGAATCTCAATGATATATTATTAATAGGGTGACAGATCAGATTATTCGTCAAGGAGGATAAGATGAGCAATAACGAATTAAAAATAAAAGTCTTAGAGAAGATCAAAGGGAGTCAAACGATCTTTCACGAAACCAGTCCTTTTCAATATAATATGCGCTGTATCTTCTGTGGTGACAGTCAGAAGAAATTAACCGATACCCACTTGTATCTCAAATGCTCTCCTGATCCCATGGAGCCAATTCTCTTCCAATGTTTTAAATGCAATGCTCATGGCAAGGTAGATGAAAAATTCTTATCTCTGCTGGGGATTGATATTCCGGAATTCAAATCTCAAGAGTGGCAAAGGTATAATAAACTTCCCTCTCTGAAGACAGTAGATACAGAAATAATCACAGGTTCAGTCAACCTAGAGTCTGATCAAGTTGGGTACATCGAGTACAGGATAGGACCAGGACTTACCTATGAGGACTATGATAAATTTAAAATCGTCTGGGAGATTGACTCCCTCTTACCTTACATTACCACTCAACGGGTGAAACATACCTTACCGAGTAACAACGATTCTATTTCCTTTCTCTCTGATGATAAGTCTATGTTACTGACTCGCTTCTTCAATCCTCCTCCTAACAGTCCAGAGTGGAAGAAAAGTCGTTTATTTCCAGCCAACAAACGTTCCTTCTACACTATCAAGGCTACTTTAAATATACTCTCCAGTGAGACTGTCTATGTCAATATTGCCGAAGGGATTTTTGATATCCTTTCTATCTACAAGAATTTTCCTACAGGGGAGAATTCACTCTACTTAGCCTTCCTGGGTAGAGATTACGAAATGGCCATTGAGTATATAATTGCCAGAGGGTTGATCGGAGGAAATATCATCGTCAGAGTGTATAGTGATGCCGATATCGAGAAAAAGTTTCTTCGTTATCGTTTAAGAAAATTCAAGTGGTTATTCCAATCGATCACTTTGTTCTTCAACACCTTAGAGAAGGATTTTGGTTTAAACGTAGAGAGGATTAAATTAGTAGAGACAAAAGTATGAGGAGGATGCTATGGATAAATATAAGCAGGGAGTTCTACAGTATGCTGCAGGCAGTAGTATGCTCAAATATCAACTCTTGAACGATCATCTCAAGTTAGAGTTTCTACCTGAGCAGAAAGTCAATCTCTTTCTTAACTTTGAAACTATCTTGAATAACTTAACCACCGTTCGTGATATCACAGCAATGATCACCTTTCATAAGCAGAGTGCAGTCTTAGATTTAGAATCTTCCATTCTGAACTTAGTCGCACACTATCGAAGCTATTTTCAAAGGAAGGGGTGTCAGACCAAAGTCTTCTTCTACTATACAGACCTCTTAGCAGAAGAGGAGCAGAGTATGACCCTCTACAATAAATTCTATCGCTCCTATTACAAGAATCACTATCTAAAGAATCCTGCCTACAAAGTTGTGGGAGAGCTGATGACTGAAATTGTCATTCCCGAAATTGAATTGATTTTATCCTATGTCTCTGGGTGTTATTTTCTCAAGTCCAAATCCTTCGATGGTAGTTTAATCCCACTGGTGATTGAGAAAAGATATCCGGCAGATCACAATATCATTATCACCTCTGACATCTTCGACACTCTCTACTTCTTCTACCCCCAGTATAAAACAATCTACTTGAAGAGAAGGTACGGAAATTTTAAAATCACCTCGGTGGTTATGGAAGCTGCTCAATCTATAATCACCGATCATTCAGTCTTCGACTTACAGCTGTTTGCTTCAGAGTTATACTACAAGATGCTCCTGGCAGTCAAAGGCAGTAAGATCAGAAACATCCAATCCTCTAAAGGCTTTGGCTATGGTAAATTCCTTAGTGTCCTAAAGGAAGGCTTGGATAGTGGTAAGGTCTTAAAAGAATTTAGCTCAATCAACTCAGTCATCGATTTATTCCCTGGACAGTATCAAGATGAGTTGAAACAAGCTGCGCAATGTATGGATCTGCAGAATCAATTGAACTTACTGAATGAAACGGACTTTGATTTTGTTTGTTCTCAGATGATCGATCGAGTGGATAATGCTTCTTTAGAAGCTCTGAATAATCAACGTTTCTTAGACTTCCCAATCAACCTAGCTGGACTCTTAGAATGAAAAATAATAGTCCCTCTCAGAGGGACTATTATTTTTTGCTTATACACCACGTTTTCACATACTACTAACCTATATTAAGGTAAGAAATAAAGAAAGGGGTGTGAGATGATGGCCTCGCTTGCCAATAAAATTCCAACTAAGAAAGGAAGCATCTTAGCTCCGTATTTGAAAAGAAGTGCGGAAATTATCAAGGGTACCACTGGAGAATACTTTCAAGAAGCAATGCCCACAAGCAGCAACATTCAAGCTGGGATAAGAGATGCTGGTAAGGATTTTAAAACTAAGATAGGCCAGAATGATATCAGAAAGAAAATTCGGGAATTAAAAACCCAAGTCACTCTACGCAATATCAACAACTGGTTTTTGAATGCAGGTGACGAATTCGGCTCAGGTGAATTAGGTAAGATGGATTTTGAATCCAGCCTGAGCTTTGATATTGAGACTGGGGAGGGTGAAGGATCAGCTTCTAAAATCACGGAGGCTCAAATTTCTGCTGAAGAGAAAAGTGCTGATCAAATCTCCAAGGCTCTAGTTGAAACTACCCATAAGTTGATGGAATCTCAGATTTCCTCTACAGCCAATATTCTTACGACCATTGAGGGAATTGGTGCAACTCTAACTTCTGGTTTCAATACTATCAATGATACTCTAAATAAACTCTTGGAAATTACAACCAAAAACACTGCAGGTCTGATTACTATTACAGCAGCTGCTAGTGAGCAAGAGAAAGCTAAGAAAGATTTAGCCAAGGGCAAATTTGATATGAAGGCTTATCGTCAATCGATTGCTGGTAATATCAAAGGTGATGCTGATCTAGGCATGCTCTCTATGGCTAGTATGCTTCTTCAACCTGGGGTATTAAGTTCCCAGATGGTCCTTGGCACTGGCTTAAAGGCTCTCTTCGATAAGAAGAATCCCAAGTTTAAGAAAAACTTAACCGCTTTAGATGAATCCTTAAATGAAGTGCTAATGGGTTCTTTAGTTCGCCTAGGGGAGCAAAAGGATAAGGGTGGTGTCCTAGGTCGAATTGCTAAGATCTTTGGTCTACAGGGTGGTAGGGAAGATGCTACCACCAAACGTTCCAAACTAGAATTGAAACCCTTGCAGTACAACACAGTTGCTCAAGAGGCTCTGACCAATGCTATTCCTGGTTACTTACAGAGAATCTTAATTCAACTAGGTGGGCCAGAAGTAGTCTATGATTATCGCAGTCGAAGTTTTAAAAGTAAATCCACTATGCGCAAAGAGTTTGATCGCAGCATGATCGATACTGGCAGATTCGGAGGAGCTGGCCATAACGTTAAGAAAGCCTTCTCCCAAGATTATGCCAATTCTGAAGTACGCGATATGATGATGGATCTTATGTACAATGAGCTTGGTGGAATCGATACTGCTCAGAGTAGAGAGAAGATTAAAAGTCTACGGACTGAAGCAGGTGCTAAGACATTTCTTGATGAACTCTTGGCTGATCTACCCCAAGTTGATGCTATGCGTAAGACCAATGCTAGTGACTTAGCTAAATTCACCGAAGCTCTCCAACAGCTGGGTGGACAAGGTGAACACGAACTGATGAATCAGATTATCCGTTATGGTGCTAGAAAGAACGAAGAGAACAAAGAACTCCTCCAAGAGTATGAGGATCTAGGAATCGATACTTCGGAATTCGTAGATACCAAAGATACTAGGAAAAAAACTTACTACAAGGAATACACTAAAGTCAAAGAGCCTGTCGTAACCCCTAAGCCCATAACCTTAACTGGACCTGACTATGCTAATGCTGCTCTCTTTGGTATCTATCGAGTCTTGAATCGTGGGATCAATACTTTCATCGTAGGGGAAAAGAAAATTCGGGAAGTAGAATACAAAGGCTATAGAAATTTAAAACCACCTGAACACTACCTGATCAGTCCAGAACCGAGTGAAGGTAAACCTGCTGTTTCTTTAACTGGACCTGATGAAGGTACTGCAGAGACTAAGGATAAACCAAAGCTTTCTGGTGAGGGTGAACGTCCTAAGATTGGCGAAGATCTCAAAGGTTGGGGTAAAGCTTCCGGAAAGAATTTTCTTGAGGCTATGTTTAGTGGATCACCTGAAGAAGTTAAGGCAGCTGTTGGGAGAATCTTTGGCGATGTTAGTGGATTCGCTACCGAAAGAGGTGGCGAATGGTTAAAGAAAAAAAACGAAGAGTTGGGTAATCTCACTGGGTACTTAAGACATAAGATCACGGGTAAGGGCTATGTTAGCAGGGATGAGGAAGGTAATGAAAAAGTCATAGCCGATAATAAGGATAGCGGTTTACTCGGTTACTTTGACCAAATGATCTTTGGTGCTGGAGGTGCCAAGGGAGCTCTCAAATCAATGAAGAACCAGGGTTCCAAGTGGTTCAAGACAGTAGCTGGTTATTTTGCTCCCAAGCTTAAACCTGGAGAAGAAAAGGAAGGTCAAGAAAGTAAAAGAAAAAGGATCATTGGAGCTTCCATTGGAGCTATGGCTGGTCTAGGCATTCTAGGTGGTCCCTTAGGTTTGATCGTTGGAGGTTTAGCTGGCAATGCTTTAATCACCACTGGTATTGGTACTAAGATCAAGGAACTAATTTTTGGTAGAGAAGCAACGGATAAAGAAAAAGGTAAGTTAGGGTTACTGCGTTCTGCTGTCAGTAAGATTGTCGATCCCATTCGTTTCCAGATCAGCAAAACTATGACTACCTTCGCTTCTGTGTTCCAGAGAAGAATCTTTGGTGGTCTAGCTAATCTGGGAGAAGCTATCAAGGAAAGAATGTCCAGTGCTGCTGGTAACGTCGTCACTAAAACTTTTATGAAAGTCTTTGGACCTCTAAGCTGGTTGATTAAAAAGGCCTTCTCACTACCTTTCAAAATTGTCACTGCTCCCGTCACCGCCTTAGGAAAGTTAACTCGTGGAGTGACTGAAGGTGCAGGTGCCGTTATTGGCGGAGGATTAAATAAACTAGCTCGATTTATCAATCCTGATAAAGCCGGACATGACAGAAGGGTGGCACAACATAAACTAGATGCTCAGAACCTCAAGAGAGGCAGTGGCACCTTTGGCAGGTATAAGAAGCCGGCAGTCGATGCAGAAGGTAAAGAAGGAAACTATGAAGAGCTGGCAGATGACTCTGTCAAAAGATCTTGGTTTCAGAGGTTTATACCAGGCAGTGATTTCCGTGATTATCAAAAGGGACTAGAAGAAGATCGTAAGAAATTAAAACTTTCTAATTTTACTAAGGAAACACCTGGTACACCTAAAGAAGAACCCAAGTTACCTCCTGAACAAGCTGAGTTCAATGATAGATACACGGACTATCTAAAGGGAGATGCTGAAAGGACTGCTAATATAGAGAGCAGTACTAAAATTTCTGCCGAAGGTGTAGATCGGTTAGTAGAAGAAGGCATTGAAAAGAAAGCTTCTATAGCAACTCATGACAGTCGTCTCTACCTCAAGGTGATGGAAATATTTGACTTCCTTACAGAACATGGAAGTGGCAAGGGTAAAGGAAGAAAGAAAGGCAAAGCTGTTCCAGGTAAGGAACCCGTTGCAACAGGAAGTCCAGCTGAAGTCACTCATGCTATCACTCCTGATTGGTATGACATCAACCCTGATGCTCAAGATCGTCTGGACATGGAAAAGGAATCTGCCGATGAAGCTGCTGCTGTAGCTATGGCTGGTATTGGAGCTAATGCTGCTATGGGTAAAGGAGGTCTTGATGACGAAGACGTCAAGAGTTCCATGAACTTAGCAGAAATGGCTACTAACGATCCAAGCAACAAACGTGGCATGCTGACAAGGTTAAAGGAAATCTTCAAACGCAATGTCGATGACTCTAAAGAGAAAGAAAAGGATGACAAGGAAGGCAAATCTCCTCTGGGTAAAATATGGGATACCCTGAAAGGATTTGCTGGAGGTATACTAAGCAATTGGAAATGGTTGCTGGGTGGAGGCTTACTAGCTGCTCTGGCTTTTTCTGGAGATAAAATAATAGCTGGTATCGGCACAGCTCTTGGCAAAGCAGCTAGTAATATTGGCAGCAGTATCAATGAGCTTTGGAAATGGATTAAGGGTGATAGTGACGATAAGAATGCTGTCAACAATGTCATGAGTGCTCCCTTAGATATTGCGGCTGATTCCCCGATAGACTATTTTAATCCCTTAGGTAATTTATATCATGTGCAAAAAGATGCTGAAGGTAATCAGATTCATAATGTCAGTGCAGAGAATGCTCGTAATCAGCTGATAACAGAAAATGTCAAACGCGGAGCTTTTAATGCCGCTCATGGTACTAACCTTAAGGGCAGTAAGTTTATTAAAGGTCTAGGTACACGCATGGTAGGTGGCCTAGCTGGAGGTTTTGTTGGTGGGAAGTTTGGTAGTAAGCTAGGCGGCTTCATCGCTGATAAGATGGGTCTGAGTGAAGAAGGTCAGGCCATGTGGTCCCGTGGTGGAGAAGCTGCTGGCCAAATTGCGGGTACTACCATCGGTACTGTGGTCAATGTCGGCGAGAAAATTAAAAATATCCCAAAGGCTGTTGCTGATAGTGGAGTTGTTAAAGCAGGTAAGGTAGTCGCTAGTAAGGTTGCCGATGCAGGTAAAGCAGTTGGTAGTAAAATCAGTTCAGCTGGCAAGGTGATTGGTGAAACGGATATTGTCAAGAAAGTGGTAGAAGAACTTCCTAAGTTAGTTAAGAAAATCCTGGACAAGCTAGCTAAGGTTCCTAAGACCTTAAGTAAGATTCCTGGATTCGGTAAAGTTCTAACAACAATCAAAAATCTTTTTGAATCCGGTCTAAAAGTATTCAAAGGAAAATTAGCACCGCAAGCTGTTAAACTTTTGGCTAAGATCGGAAGTCGAGAAGGTTCTAAGCTCATACCAGTCGTAGGACAAGCTATAGGAGTTGTCCTTGGGGTTGGAGGAGCCATTGCAGGATTCTCTACAGCCGAAAATCTCTTCCAAGTGCCTAAGGGTAAGGCCGATGCTTTTATGAAATTAATTGCTACTGCCTTAGGAGCTGCACTCAATGGTATTCCTTTCATAGGGATGATCGAAGCCTTTGACTTGGTGACTGTACCCAGTTATGGTATCGGAGTTCGACAATGGATAGCTCAGACCCTCTATAGCCTAGCTGGTGAAGAAAAACTAACTAGTCTGCAAGGAGAGTTAGAAGAAGAGCGTGCAGCTTACAATGAAAAACATGGAACAAACTTAGATGCCGTCACTTATAACGATATGGTCAATAAAGGCTTCATCACTAAAACTAAAGAAGCCTTCGGTGGAGCCAAAGAAAAAGTTGCTAGTTTCTTCTCTATCAAGTCTGCTATGGGCAAGGATGAATCAACCATTGCTGAAGGAGAGAGTTTAGGAGAGCAAGTCACAGACACCACTAGTAGAATTACTGGAACATTGGCAAGTCCCTTGGAAGATATCAATGATGCTTTGGATGAAATAGAAAAGGGTCGTTACGAACTTGATGAAGATGGCAAGCCATTAACACTCGATGGCAAGAATGTTCCTAAAGGTAAACTCGGAGATATGATTAAGAGCACTCTAGGTGGCATCGCTAGTGCAGTAGGAAATATGCTCACCGGAATCAATAGCACAGGTACGCAAACACAGACACAAGTACAAAATCAAAACAGTGCGCTCTCACGATTTCTCAATTGGGTTATGGGAAAGAGTAAAGGTGGCATAGGCGGATCAGATGAATCTGGTACTTCTGAAAGTACAAGTAATAAAAGTAGCGTAAGTAGCAGTAAAGGTGAAACAGATGGTGGTGGCATAGGTGGACTTGGCGATCTTCTAAGTTCTGCCTATAACTTTTTCTTTGATAGTAGCCAGCATAAAGTTGCTAATCAAAAAGAAGGTGAACCCACAGAAAGTAAATCTACTGTTGCTAGTCCAATTTCTCCATTAGATAGACCACACCAAGTCACATCTCAGTACGGTAGTGAACGTCCTGGAGGGACAAACACCGATAGGCCAACTCATGAAGGTGTCGACATAGCTGCTGCCTATTCTACAGGAAATGCTCAAGTGGCAAATGTCAATGCTGTAGCAGATGGCACGATAACGGACATCAAGACCAACATCCCAGATACCAGTAGCAGCGCAACTAATCCCGAAGTAACTGGCAATATGATTAAGTATGAAACCGATGATGGCTATGCTTTTAGAAATCTACACCTCAAAGCAGGAACTATTCCTAGTGGTTTCAGAAAGGAAAGTAGGGTTAAAGCAGGACAGTTCATAGGGGAAATGGGATCAACTGGAAGATCAACTGGTCCACATCTACACTTTGAAGCCTATAAGAATGGGGGATTGATCAATCCTAATTATTGGCTTGATGGATCCACTCCAATGGAAAGTATGCATGATGCTTCTGCTAGTACATTTGCTGGAACCAAGGGTAAAGTCTGGGAACAACATGAAATTCAAGAAATGTTGAATCAAGGGATCAATGAAGGCGATAGTCCACCTAAGAAATTCTTTACCATGCTAGGCAATGCTTGGAGTGGAATCAAATCCAAATTAGCTAGTTTCATTCCTTTCCTGGACTTTGGTTCTGATCATGATTTCTCAGCTAGCTTAAATGAGGATGGTTCCTATACCAGCAATATGGGAAACTTGAGATCAGGAAGTGTAGGACAAAATTCTGCTTCCATCTATCTCTTCTTCACTAAGGAAAAAGGAATAACCCATGAGACAGCTTGTGCTATCTTAGGCAATCTCTATCAGGAATCTATTCTTAATCCTAGTGCAACTGCCATTGAACCTAGTAGTGGCGACACTGCTAAAGGTTTGGCCATGTGGAATAGCAATCCAGCCAAAGGACCTCGTTGGACTGTCTTGTTAGAAATGGCTGATGATAGTAAAAGAAAATGGGATGATCTAAATCTCCAATTAGAATTCATCTGGAGAGAATTAAATAATAACATCGTGCATGGTGGACAGACCGCTTGGAACTTCCCTTATCGCATCACCAATGCTGAACCCAGATGGTTCTTTGATAAACGTGACCTCAAACCTCTGAAGGGTGGATCATCAGAATTTCTGATGATGAGAGATGTAGCTTTAGCCACTCGCTATTTCGAAGCTGGTTATGAAGCTTCAGGAGACAATGAGGCTGGTATACAAAAAAGAATTGGTTTTGCCAAAGGGTTTGAGAAAACCTTCCGAGAAAATCCTCCAACTGAAGCCGATTGTCTATTCAGCATCGATAAGGAAGGAGAAGAGCCAGGTCCAACTGTAAGTAAGACTACAGTAGCTACACCATCTACAGCTTGGGAAGAAGCTTCGGCAGAAGCTGAAGCTAAGAGTGGAGTACCCAATCTCATGCCTTCAACTTCTCCTCTTGATCCAACCTTAGAAGAGAGAAAGCCTACCTTTGGCGAAGAAGTTGCTAAAGCTCTCTGGGATCCTTGGGGTTTTGGTAAAAAGGTTGTTGGCAAGGCTTGGGACACATTCAAAGAAATAAATACTATACCCCCTAAAGAGGATACTACAGAAGTGGTCCCTGGGGGTGGGTTAGGAGGTCCATCTTCCTTTGCTAGAATGAAACCAAGAAGTCAAAGTACTCAGAGGCTTATTTCGCAAAGTGTTCCGGGAAGAGCAGAGGGAGCCAGACTCAGTGAGTTAAGATCCAATATCTTAGCCTTTAAACCTAAAGCTAGTGACTCCGATGAGATTTCAGATATTGATCGTGAACCTACTGCTGAAAGTGTTACTGGTAAACCCATGGGTGGTAAAGGCGGAAGTATTAGAAGTCCTCAATGGCAAAAGAATAAATCTAGTAGAAGTGTATCAGGTAAGAAAAGTAAAGGTGGCCTTGGAGGGTATACATCGAAACCCTTGGAACAATGGACTGAAGAAGATGCCGAAGCCTTATCTTCCAATTATGCCTTACCAGCTACTGGAACAGACTTCACTAGACTAGAGTATCAACTCACCATGGTCTTAGGAGAATTAAGAGCTATCAATGGCAATACTTCCGATGCCAATGATTATTTAGAGACGATCAGCAATAAACAATTTGGAGGTCCTACTCCTACGGATGCGAAGATTGCCAAGGCTCTCAACAGCAGACCAAAGAAAGGACCTAGTCCCTTCTCCAACAATCCCAATAGTATCAATTCGATCATGTCCATCGTCAGGCCTCGTTAAAGATTAAAAGGTAGGGTGCTCTCAGAGCACCCTACCTTTTAATCCATTTCCAAATTGACGATCGACTTAACCAAAGTTCGGACAGTCTTCATTCGAGAATTGTGCCAATATGTTTGATGGGGGATGGAAGAATCAACCACGTCAAAGAAGTAAGTTGACTCTTGGCCATACGGACGTAATCTACCTAAGAGCTGTTTAGTTTGAACTGAAGAGGCTATAGGATCACAGCAGATGATCACTCTTAAACCTGGAATGTCTCTGCCTGTTCCTGTACTTTTGATAGTGGAGACAATGATGTCCTTTTTGATGGCTGATTCCTTTTCTTCTTTATCCACCTTGGAATGAAAACTGCCTACACTTTTTTCCGGATAATCAATTTTCAATTGACCAGCTAATTTATCTACCACTTCCGTCAGAGAAACAAAGATCAGAACTTTTCCTTCTAATTCTTTGACTTTACTCAGAATAGATTTTATAGTCTGATAAGCTGTCTGATTAGGATCAACTTGAAATGCCCATCGGCTGTAGGTGGTTGCAGTATACCCAGCCCAAGGGATAATCTTACGCATCTGCAGTGTATTCGGTCTGCTGCGAATGTAAACCGCATGGTAGATGATATGCTTCTGAACAACCTCCAAACTTTCCTTTTCTCCAAAAGCTAAGACTGACTTAAAGGCTTTCTTAAAACATTCCGATTCAGTTTTATCACTGCGATCAAAAGTTGCCGTCAAGTAGAAAGTCTGTTTAGTGTTGCTAAACATATCCATGAGTAAGATGTTGGCAAATTCTAAGTGAGCTTCATCGTAGACCTTAACGCCTACTTTTAACTTCCTAAAGAACTCACCTAGTTTAAGGTAGCCGTGAGTGCTTAAATAACTTCGCAAAGTCTGATGATTGACAAAGTAAACCTCAGCTGCTTCAAAGAGATCATCCATTATCAATTCCATGATCTGAGAGCCTGAGATATTCATCAACTCAGTTTTTTTATAATCGAACATTCCGGTGAAGGTTTGCTTGATCCATTGATTTTTAATACTCTCATTGTGAGTGATAATTAAACTTCTCTCTTGGAGTTGAGAAACCACATAGGCAACACAATAGCTATTATGGGTGACGATGAAGTCTTCGGTCAAGTACAGAGAGGTGAGTGGTCCTACTGTTAAACACTTAGCCTCTTCCTGTTTAACCAGACGAATATCTTCCATTATTAATTCCCGAGGTTTTACAGTAAAGCCAAATTCAGTCTTAAGCAGGAAAGGGTTCCAATTTTCTATCTCCAGAGAATTTTTCTTACGTCGTGCTGTAAAACCTAAACCGTGCAAGAGATCTTGGACTTTCCGCAATAACTTCAGATCAGTATTTTTGTAGATGTAGATGTCATCGCAATAAACTGCATAGCGATCCATCAGTCCCCAGAGTAATTTCAGACGAGTCAGAGCATCGTTGTAGAAGTAATCATCTGGGATATCTTTACCGGATTGGCCAACCTGGTAAGGGTTTTCAGAAACTTCCTTCCTATTATAATAGGCTACACCAGTCATCAAAGGAATACTATAAACATGGGAGGAAAAGTTTAAAATTATTTCTTCCAAGGATTTGATTCGATAAGTTGCACTGTCTTCTGTTCGAACTGACCAGAGATGATTTAGAGTACATAGGCTATAGCGGCCATCACTGAAACGAACTTTGTAGATATCCATCGATCCCTGTGGATGCACTGCCATTACCTTAATCGGTAGACCATCTACACCAAGAACTTTATCACCAGGCTGAATATCCCCCATGCGTTTCCAACCATCCGGTGTTGGAATTCTACGGGAAATAGGTTCAGCCTTACCAAAACCCATCAGAGTATTTAAAGCTAACTGATGTCCTTTATTTTTGATTAAGAAATTCACTGATTCTTCTTGTAAAGCATCTCTGGGTTCATAGAGGCTAGAATGCTCTCTCTGCATTTTTTCCGAAGGATCATTCCATTCGTGATACTCTGCCGTTAGACCAGTGAGCAATTCCAACTTAGGAATGGAAGTTCCCCTAGGTAGGTAGAGTTTATTTTCTAAGATCAGATAGCCACAAGGATACTCTGTCTGACTGTAACGATCGATGGCTGTGTAAGTATTTAAAATAAATTGATCCAGCTCTGGATTCTCTCCTGCTGCATACGGAAAGATTTGGATTGAAGTATTTAAGACCAATAGAGTATCCATTGCAACCAACTCCCTACCCAGATGGAAGAAGAGGGAATTTCCCTCTTCTTCCTTTATGTTATTAGACGATATTAAAAATGCGCAGTAAGTAAAAGCCATGCTCTTCTAAGAGTTGAAATTTCTTCCGTAACAGTAGCAACGGTTTGGGTTTAAGGATGACTAAGTATTCTAGGTCGACGAATTCAACTTTCTTCAATTTAATCGGTAGACTATCCTTGCTAATTAGAATAGGGAACTCATGACCCTCAATGGTAATGTTTAAAATCTTCCCAGAGTAGAATCCTTCATCTTCTGTCAAAGATAACCAGTCTTCACTACGTTGATAACTCAATAAGGTATCGACAAAAGCAATGGGATCGTTGATCATTCCTTCCAACAGATTGTCTACTAACTGTAACTCTGGCAAAACCAATTGTAAGAGCAAGGGATCTAAGATCATGAAGAGGGTTTCATGTTCTGGGTTCCTGCCAACCAAGACCCCATTGACAAGCTGATAATATGGTATGGACGCTCTATGCGTCACTTCCTGAAATTGTACTATCGTTTCTTTAGCTTCTATAACCTTCTTAGCCATTCCCTTTTACTCCTCGTCATCTTTTTTCTTAATCCTAAGGTCCTTCAGATTGGGAATGTTATTGGTCTTAGCCCAGAGTGGACTTCTCTCTTTTAAGCGTTGAAAATAGTATTGAGTCATCACTAAAGAGTAGGGATCTTGTGATTTGCCTTGCGACAGTAAACGTGCTAAGAATAGACCTTCCGTAAAATTAAACTCACAATCATCTACACCAAAGACTGCCAAATGCAAATTGAAAGGAGCTTTCTTCCCATCGGCATCTCCCAGTAGACGTAAAGCATTAGAAGATAACTTATCGGCCAAAGTGATAATGTCGATCATCGTTTGTCGTCTCTGATTTAATTTGCTATAGGTGGGTAGGATGGGACAACTATGGAACAAGATGGGGTATAGTATCTCTCGGTCTAAAATATCATAATGCACCAGCATATGAAGGACTAAGGCTAGGGCATGTTCAGCAATGTTCTCAGTGAATCCTTGCACCCCTAGAGTAGGAAAATATTCTGAGTTAGTGTAAATATATTCCTTCAGGTCAGTGGGAAAACCAAGTTCAGCCATCTTAGCAAAAACCAGTTGACTGCTGCCACTACCAAGTGTGGCATCAGCCTTAAGCAGATCATGGAACCTAGCAGCTATCGACAATTTTCTTCTATCATCTACAACTAAAATATGAAAGGATCTCATCAGACGTTCCGTGTAGTCTACAGTTAATCGGGCATGTCTAATTCGATAGTTTTCTTTATCCGATAGAATTTTCTCTTGATAAGCCATGAACTGTTCGGATTGTTCTACAAAGGCTTCGATTGTCATTAGATTTTCTTCCTTTCTTTTTCAAATATATATTCTAGTAGTGAGAGATATTAATCTTTACTCCATTAGAATATATAATTAAAAATCGAAGCAAGGATTATAAATCTACAGAGAGTGAGGTTTAAGTATGTCCGAAAAGATTCCAACTAGTGTCAGACCAAATCGTCAGCGTAAATTACGTAATCTCATGGTCACCAATGTCTTCATCTGTTTCACCTTAGTCATCATTATCATACTCAATCTCTACATTCTAATTGCCACCAATAATCTATCAGAATCCTTGAAAGAGCAACCGTTGCGCATGCCCCTCCTTAATGAAATTCGTTCGGAAGAAATTATGCCTGAAGAAATCCGAGCGGATGATATCCTACCAGAAGAAATCAAGCCGGAAGTTAGTATTTCCGGCGAGAGAGTACCTCTGGTAGGTTTCTCTCTAGTTCTGTCGGCTGCCCTTTCTACCCAAGATGAGTGGGAAGAATATCAGGAAGAAAGTTTAGCCGAGTATGACGTCACGGAATATTTAGGAGATCCCATAATTACAACCCCATTGGGATATTTGGAAAAGAAATCTTTACCCTCGGATTATTATCCCGGGGTAAATTTTAGTTACTTTAAATCTTATGAGCATTACCGAGGGATAGGTAAATACACTGAATCCGGTCGAGTAACTCATTCTGATAATGCCTATACCGATGAAGTTGGTCTACGTAGGTACAAAGTAGAAAATGAATTCGGTGCTAACTATCGTCTTACTGATTACGGAGAGATTATCTGTGACGATGATTATATTGTGGCTATGGGTAATTACTACAAGGAGAAAGGCAGAGCCAATCAACGTTTTTTAATTGTCACAGATGACGGATCCTTTACCGTGAGAGTGGGAGATGAAAAAGATGACTCTGCTACTGACCCCTACAATATGTTTACTTGGCATAATCATTATGCTGGACCCTTGGAGTTTATAGTCGACCAAAGAATCTTAGATCGTAACATTCAACGTCATGGTACAGTTAGTCGAGGACCAGTTGGCGTCTTAAGCAATGACATAGAGTACATTTATCGGATCCATGAAAAATCATAAAAGATCACTTAGGTCGCTACTAAAAAGTAAGCGTCTAGATTGGAAGGAGTGATTTCATGGATATAGAGATTGCCAATAATCTCATCAGCTATTTGATGGACAATCTGGTCTTACCAGCAGCGACAATTGTAGTCACAGGGATCTTAGTCAAGCTCAATGGTTATTTTAAAACCTTCACCGAATCAACCAAAGACAAAAATGAAAAGGAAGGCTTAGCAGCTGTTTCTACCGTTATGACTCAAGTCATGGAACAAGTGGAACTTTGTGTAAGTGCAGCAGTAGCAGCCAATATGAAATTGGCCAATAGCTACAAATCCGATGCTTCCGGTAAATTGACCGAAAGTGAAATCAACCACTTGATCCAAACTGCCGTTGACTTAACTTATGCTATGTTGCCGACTAATATCACCCAGGGTTCTTTATTAACCCTCTTAGGTGGTAAGACGATCCTGGATGTTTTAATTCGCAATATGATCGATAAGGCCTTAATCGAGATTAAGTCTATGGGTGGTGCTGTTACTGGTACTGCCGAAAACCCACACGCTCCTTTGGAGTCAGCTGTACCTCCCAGCAATATATGAGCCAGAGGATACACGGAACTTGCCCCCTGACTGCGGGGGCAAGTTCACAATTTACATACTAGGTAAAGGAAGGTGAAGTATGAAGATAGCTTTGTTAGATGAAGAACGCTTGATCCGAGTGAACCAGTTGAAGGAATGCACCTCGGCGGCTTTATTTTCCACTGGGGGCAGTTCCTTACATGATCCGCATGGCATCCTATCAGATGAAATATTTGGTCTCAACAGCAAGGAAAGAAGAGCAACTTTTGCTTACGTCGATCTGGGTATGCAATTCTTCCATCCTCATATTTACAATGCTATTATTAAAAGATTAGCTAGTAAGTTGGTCTCAGCCGTCAATGGTACCCAAAGATACAAAATTGTCGAAGGTAAGTTGATCGAAGATGAGAACGGTTGGACCGGTTTGAAAGCCATCTACGATCATTGGGATGCCATAGATTGGAGTCAATCTACTTCAAAGAATGAAAGGTCGTTGAAGATTTTAAAATTATCTACCAGGGATGAAATTTTCGTTTCTAAGTGGATCATCAGTCCAGCTGGTTACCGTGAGGTCATGGCTGCTACTGAAGCCTATAACTCCGATAAGATCGTAACCATCAACAAACTTTATCAGAAGTTGATTCGTTTGACTGGCAATATCGGCAAAGGTAGCACCCTAGAGAGTAGAAGGTTCATTCCTCAAGCCGAAGTGCAAAATCTCTTGGTGGAAATCTACAAAGAATTCCAGGGACAGTTAAGAGGAAAGACAGGTTACATTAAAAGGCATCTGATGGGTAAAGCAGTTAGCTTTGGTACTAGAGCTGTCATTTCTGCACCTAGCTACAATAAAGAAACGATGGCCGACAACATGGTCAGCATCGAAAGAGCTGCTATCCCTATAGCGCAGTGCTGTGCAACTTTCTATCCTTTCATCGTAGCTTGGGTTAAGAATTTCTTCCTGCGGGAAGTGTCAGCCAATCCGAACATTGTCTCTTTCTATAATTTAAAGACTAACCAAGAGGTCTATGGATCGATCAAAGATCCCGAAGTTCAATTCTCAGAAAAGGTGATCGAGAAATATATTTTAAACTTCGCTCGTAATCCCGATAGTAGATTTGCTGTTATTCCGATCGAAGTGGAATTATCCTCTGGGAAGAAAAAAGATTCAGTCATTGCCAATATGATGTTGGTTGGTAAAAGGATGCTACCCAACAATCAGTTGGTTGATCTGAAGAGACCCATAACTATCACTGATATACTCTATCTGGCTTGTGTTGACATTTGTGAAAGAAGACATGTCAAAATCACCCGCTATCCAGTAGGAACAGATAAAAGCAATATCTTCTGCAAGGTAAGGGTACAATCAACCAATACCCATATCCATATTATTTTTAACGGAACAGATTATCCTTTCTATCCCGATGTCAAGTTAGATACTCCCTTACAATACGTGGGAGTTCAATTCATCGATACTTGTGTCTTCAGCAATAGCATGGCTGCGGGATTAGGAGCTGACTTCGATGGAGATTCGATCTCGATAAGTTCCCTATGGTCAGAGGAAGCTAATGCAGAAGCAGACAAATTAATGAATCAGAAAACTACAGCCTTGGATATTTTGAGTGGAAACACTCGTACGGTAAGTAGAGAGATCTACAATTCCTTCTACAGCCTAACTAAGATTGGTAAGATTCAGAAGGTAGTAGGACCACTCGATCAATCCAAGTATCTGGCTTTACCACCTGATGGTTTTACTCGCTCGGTTATCATCGGCATCCTAGCAGATACAGTTGATTCCTCCCAAGGGAATCAGACTAAGAAAAGGATTGCGAAGTATCAACCTTGGGATACTTTTACAGTACCAGCTAATTATTTTTATAAAAAACAACCGGAGATCAAAACAACTATAGGCAGGTTCCTCTTCAACAAATACATTCTACAAGGTGCCGGTGTAATTGAGAAGACTCAGTTCGTCGATAGCATTTTAGATAAGAGCGGATTAAATGCTCTGGATAAGAAGATCGGTAATCTTTACTTAGAAGATTTGATCGATCGTCCACAGTTCAACCAGTATATCGATCGAAGAGATAATCTAGGCTATTGGTTGAGTGGTATGATCACCAATAGCATCAATCTCAATACCAGTAAGCCTCTGAAACAAGTGTTGAAGAGAAAGGCTGAATTAGTAAAGCAGTACGAGAAGGAAATAGCAGCTCAGGATATTGCAACGATGACCCAGATCGAAAAAGAATTGCTGGACTATGCTAAAGAGATTTTAAAAGATGATCCGGCCATGGATCTCTATGCATCAGGAGACTTAGACTTCACAGTCAACTACAAGAATAATTTTGTTATCAGAGGTCCAATCAAAAATCAAATCACCCAAGAATATGATTTCATCGATACAGCTTTGAGTGAAGGGATGAAAGTAGAGGATCAACCTGCTCATGCCAATAGCATAGTCGCTAATGTTTATCCTGGAGCCCTAGCCACCCCAGAAGCTGGTTACTTGGGTAAGAAGTTGCTTTCCTTACTACAAATGGCTGAAGTTGATTCTTTGGGGAGTGACTGTGGGACCAAGAATCTCATTCCGATTAAAGTCCAGAAAAATAACCTGGATGCTCTGACCTATCGTTATTTCCAGAAGGGAAAAAATTTAGAAATGCTCACTCCAGAAAATATTTCTTCCTATTTAAATAGGACTCTAAATTTTCGTTCTCCTATGAGCTGTCTAACTCCTAAGTTTTGCAATAAGTGCATTGGGGAGCTACCATACAAACTGGATATAGAACAGATCGGGCTCTATTCCGTACAGCTGAGCTTCTCGGATCTTAATCTGAATCTTAAAGCCAAACATCGTGCCACAATCGACTTGACATATTTAGAGCCAGATAAGATAATTGAAGAAATATAAGAAACAAATTAGAGGAGAGAGTCTATGACTCTCTCCTCTAATTTTTATATTTTATATTTTATATTTCATCTTTACATTTTAGAGGAAACCATCCTGCTTGTGAGGTAAGATAAGTCAGAGGATCAACCTTAGAGATGGGATTATACATGAAGGCTTGACCAGTAACTGCATTGACATATAAGACTTTATGAGTGATCTCAACCATACTGATTTCACCAGTGATGGGATCCACCCTTTTATCAAAGAAGGCTAGGTGATCTAAAATTGTTCCAGGACGTAAGACCTTGACATTCTTGTACCTGTCCAAAAGTCCTTCGTAATAACTTTGACTAGGTCCCGTTTGAAAAGGTTGACCAGTTGGTTGCATCCAAGGATTGACTTCAGCTAGGTGGGTGTACATAGTTGAACAAAAACTGACTTCATGCGATAGGGTGATGTCATGCTCTCGATTGATTTGTCTGATCAGAATATCCAACATAAACTTGTAGTAGTTGTTAAAGTTATTGGTATCAAAGTTAGAAAACAACAGTGCCTTGACATCACAGGGTCTTTCTAAACCAAGTGGACCTTGATCTACCCATTTACCGGTATAAACTTTAAGATTATCCAAGACCTCATAAGAATCACCCGAAGTATCAACTACATACCTAAATAGATGGATATGAGGACCCGCAGTTGCATTTCCTCCGTGCTCATATAACAAGTCATCGTCTTCTGGACCACCACTTCCATGATTGATTCCACTGAAACCCGGAGAAGGAGCTGTAGATCGGTTGATGATATTGCTATCGGGAGAACTCATGTAGTAGTCAGACCAAGCAGTGGTATTATCTGAAGCAACTGTAGGCACTACATCGACGTAGGCATAGAGATTATTTTTAATCTGGGTAGCCTTAACTTCATAAGTGGCTTTACAGGCGATAATGAGCCTTGATCCACTGCCTGGACCCGATCTATTTTTAAAGACTACGGGCAAGCCTTGGGTAGAAGGATCTGCCTTCAAATAAATCTCTTGGTTGATGATCTGACCAGCTAAGATCAAACCCTTGGCTGTAACTTGAGTAACTTGGAATTGAATGCTACTGTTTAAGAAACCATAGTGGAGGATATCGCCAATACGATAATTACTTCCCCCATTGGCAATAGTAATTTTTAAATCTCTAAAGTACCAGAGGACACTGACTTCGTTGTAGCGCCATTGGAATAAGTCACTGACATCGTAAACTCCATTTTCATTTTTGTATGATCCATCGAATTGGTAGTAGTTATGTCTCCTTCTGCTGTTAGGCAGTGTGTTATGAGTCAAGGCACTCTGTCTTTGCTCCAAGAGATCCACTGAGGCTAATTCTTCATAGGAAGTAAAGATACCAGGAAAGTAACCTGATGTATTGTAGCTGTTATCCGGAAACCAAGACTTATTTTTGTTATAGCTATTAGCGGGGCCACCTTGGGAATTAGAATCTATTATACCATCGCCCTCGGCATAATGAAAAGCATTGGTCAAGCTAGTATACTTGTTGTTGATATAGTTGCCATCGGCATCTTGGCTAATTTCCGGGAAGACAAAGGTACGATCATCCAAGTTTTCCACGATGAAACGGTTGTTGGTCAAATAGTTCTCATCGGTATGTTGGTAGTTCTTATCAGCGACTAAGCTAGTCGGATTATGCAGATCATCTGTATCTACAGGAATATCACAGATACGAGCTTGAGTCCTACCGGGTAATTTTTCTTGGGGATTTCTTTCCTTGTTGTTGACATAGGCATTGGGATCATTGCTTAAAGTATAAATTCTGCCATCATGGGCATCGTAAATATTAGCTGCTGTCCGGAAGGGAGAATTAGCTTCGACTGCCTGCTTATCCGGATTCATTCCATAACCCAATTTAGGTCCTACTGTTTCTATAGGAATGATCTTACCATCCTCTAGTTCATAACTGATCATAGTTGATTCAGCTACTGGACCATTCTTGCGATGTTCACTGTGAACACCAATCTCCACTCGTGGTGTAATCGAATTCCTGGACTCTTGGGATAGAGAATCATCCCAACTAGCATGATCATGCATTAAGGGAAATTCTCCGCCATTGGTGTAGATTCCAGCATAGCCCGGATTGGCTTCATTGTCGGGAAAGCTGCGACTTTCTAAACGCTGATGATCACCTTCATTATGGATGGTCCCAGTGTATTTAAATAAAGTAGCATTGCTGAAGTAATCGATGTCTCGATCTGTCTTCAACTTCCAGTAGGCTTTTTGTTTTTCTAAGAAAACTCTTAAGAGATTGGCACCAGTGTATTTTAAAAGTTCTGGTGGTGTCTTTTTCATTTCTGGACCTTCAGCCATGTTGGAACGACCTCCCATCGGATTTATTAAATATTAAGATGAAGTGGCCGATTAGTGGTGAATTATATCTTCCTATATCGATTATATACTATTAATGAGTAGATAGAAAAATATTTAGGGGAGGGTATTGAAGAGACTTAACTTTGACTATCATATTTCAATAATATATTCTGAATAAGGTAACTGGCAGTGTAAAGAAAAATTTATGTAGGAGGGTATGAAATGTTACAAGATGCAACGATGAGAAAACCTAATCACCCTGAATTTTATAATCAACCTTACACCAGAACACGAGCAGAGATTTCCCCAATCGGAACGATTAATATATACCAGATCAGCACATCAGATATCCGAGACTTCCTTTCCAGGAAGGTGGCAGCTTATGCTCCTGGGGCCAGAGTTGAAGTGTTGTCTCGGTATATTGAAAGAGCCGATAGTAAGAAAGATCAGAATCCCTATCTGGATAATAAATATTCCTATGCTGCTTTAAACATTGGCTTATCCTCTGAAACAATAGAGACTAAGAGTGAATCTGATTTCATCCACCGGATGATTGAACAAAGCAATGATGTCCGGACCATCAAGGATATTTATGTCAAGATCATCAAGAAATACCAGTTCGATCGAGATGAGCTACAAGCCTTACGGAAGAATTATAAACGCATGGATCAACTGAGAGAAGCTTTTGGCATCACTGATGAATATATGAATACTCTAATTCGAATGGCTAGACCAATGCGGCAGAGGGAATCCAATACTAATGAAGCCTGGGTTATCTTTGCGGCTAGACCAGAAGCTGTTCTCTATGACATGTTGACTGAAATTTATGTCTATGATCTCAACGATAAAGGCAAGACTGAAAATAAACGTCGGATAACAGATAAAGAAGAGACATTGACTGCTACCTTTATCAGTCCAAGCGAAGGTCCACGTGGTAAAATGTACATCGATCGTACAGAGAGGGTTGACGACAAGGATAACGTTCTGTACACTGTGCACTTGTTACCACATCGACCTCAGTCAGCTGGTAATCCGGAAGTTAGAGAATTTATGAAGGTATTTAAATAGGAAGGAAAAAATTAAGGTCCCATATCAGGGACCTTAATTTTTTTGTCTTAATACACAGATTTCTCTAGGAACCCTTCCATAACTCGTAGCATACGTGTAAATAGCTAAAGGATATGGGGGATGACTGTGAGCGAGAAAAACAGAATACCTAGCACGGATGAAATCTTAGCAGTTCTCGATGCTCTAGATAAAAACTTAGGGACTACCGTTGATGCTCAATCTTTAGAAGTTACTACAACTCGAACTACTTTAAGCTATCTGAAAGGAATAGCTACTAACTGGACAGCAGCTAGAGCAGCTAACCTAGATGCTAGCATTAGCAGCAGAGCATCTCAATCTAGCGTTGATAGTCTAGTGTCTGTGATAGGTGCTACTAATAACACTGGGGGTACCACTGCAGCCGGTTCCACTATGGCTAAGCTAAATGCATTGCTTACCAACTTAACCAGTACTAGAGCCGGGTATTTAGATGCCGCGATTACTACTCGAGCACCTGCTAGCACTGCTTTGAGCACAGCTCAGTGGACTGCTGCACGTGCAGGCTATTTAGATAACTTGGATGCAGCCATTACTAGTAGGGCTTCACAAACAGCTGTAGACACTAAATCTAGTCAAACTTCAGTAGATGGGGTTAATGCTTTAATCGGTGCTACAGGAAATACTGGAGGTACTAGTAGTGCTGGTACGGTAATGGCTAAGCTCAATGCTCTACTAGGTACCACTCTCAGTTCAAGTAACTGGACCGATATAAAGGCAGGATATTTAGACATAGCCATCAGCAGTAGGTCTAGTCAAACTTCCTTAGATGCCGTTAACACTTTGATTGGTGCAACTAATAATACTGGTGGTACAACTACTGCCGGAAGTGTTATGGGTAAATTGAATGCGCTACTTACCAATATGACCAGTACAAGAGCTGGTTATCTGGATGCAGCAGTTAGCGGTAGAGTAAGTCAAACGTCTTTTGATACGGCTGTTGGTGCTACTGGAAATACAGGCGGAAGTACTACAGCGGGCACTGTGATGGCTAAGCTCAATGCCATACTTAGCACTACTATCAGTTCAAGTGATTGGACTAACATCAAAGCCGGTTATTTGGACATAGCCATCAGCAGTAGAGCTAGTCAGACCTCCTTTGACACAGCTGTTGGTGCTACTGGAAATACAGGCGGAAGTACTACAGCGGGCACTGTAATGGCTAAGCTCAATGCTGTACTCAGCACCGCATTAAGCACAGCCACTTGGACAAGTACTAAAGCCGGTTACATAGACATAGCCATTAGTGGTAGAGTAAGTCAAACGTCTTTTGATACAGCATTAGGTGCTACAGGGAATACTGGTGGTACAACTACAGCTGGCACTGTAATGGCTAAGCTCAATGCCATATTGACTAGTTGGACAAGTACAAGGGCTGGGTACCTAGATGCTGCAGTTACATCCAGAGCTAGTCAAACCTCATTGGATACTTTAGTAGGTGCTACAGGTAATACAGGTGGAACTACCACAGCAGGTACAGTCATGGGTAAACTTAATGCTCTCTTAACTAATATGACTAGTACCAGAGCCGGTTACTTAGATGCTGCTATTTCAACCAGATCAACTCAGACTAGTCTAGATGCTTTAGTGAGTACAGTTGGTGCTACTGGGAATACTGGGGGAAGTGCTACTGCTGGTTCTACTATGGCTAAACTAAATGCTTTAATTACTACAATAGGTGCCACTAATAATACCGGTGGTACAACCACAGCTGGTTCTACTATGGCTAAGTTAAATGCTTTATTAACTAACCTAACCAGTACTCGTGCAGGATATTTAGATGCTGCTATTAGTGGCAGAGCATCTCAAACCTCCTTTGACACGGCTATAGGCGCAACTGGAAACACAGGTGGAACTACCACAGCAGGTACCGTTATGGGTAAATTGAATGCTTTACTAGCTTCAGGTAGTAGCGGTATGGTAGCGATTAAAAGTATTACACGATTTACTAGTAATGGTAATTGGATAAGACCATCCGGAGTTAACATACCCTACGTGATCATGATTGGTGGCGGTGGTGCAGGTGGCGGCGGTGGTACTGGTACGTCTGGCAGTAACAATAGCAATGCTGGAACCGGAGGAGCAAGTGGTCTACTGATGGAAGGCTATGTCGATGTGACTGATGTAGCTGTTGGCTCTAGTATAGCTGTGACCATTGGAATCGGAGGCGTTGGAACTAATTTTACTGGTGGGGCTGGTGGAACATCCTCCTTTGGCAATAAGATGTCTGCCATTGGCGGATCTGGAGGTATATGTACAGCTGGTGCCGGTAGTAATCGAGGTGGAAGTGGTGGAGGATCAAGTTGGGTTCCTACTGGTCAGAATTATGCTGGGACCGGAGGTAGCGGTGGTGCTGGGACCTCACCGCCACATCCAGCACCATTGAGGCCTGTAGGAGATCAGCGCTATTCTTTAGGTGGTGAAGGTGGAAACGGTTCTCAGAGTACTCCAGCTGGAGGAGGAGGCGGTGGCGGATATGGAACTGAAATCAAAGCTAGCGATGGACAGGGAACGGGATTTGCTAAGGGTGGTCAAGGATATGGTGCTGGAGGTGGTGGAGCAGGTAGAGTTAATCAATCTCTTGGAGGCAACGGTGCTAATGGTATAGTTATTGTTATATGCTAGAAGAATAGTGACGGATTTTCTCACTAACGGATAACGAATGATATGTAAGCAGCTAGAAATTGACGGGAGATGACATATGGGTGAGAAAATTAGAATACCCTCTGGAGATGCAATCACTGATATTTTGGATGCTAGTATCAGTAGTAGAGCATCACAAAGTTCATTAGATAGTCTGATAGGTGCTGCTGACAGTATCGATGGCAGTAGCACTACCGGAAGTGTTATGGCTAAGCTGAATCTGATGATAGAATTTGGTATAGCCTCCCTTAAAAATATTACGCGATTTACTACCAGCGGTGATTGGATAAGGCCGCATGGAGTTAACATACCCTACGTGATCATGATTGGTGGCGGTGGTGCAGGTGGTGGCGGTGGTACTGGAATCTCTGGCAATGTCAACGATTATGCTGGAACCGGAGGAGCAAGTGGTCTACTGATGGAAGGCTATGTTAACGTGACTGATGTAGCTGTTGGTTCTGCCATAAGTGTGATGGTTGGACTTGGTGGTACAGGAAGTAATTTCAATGGTGGTGCTGGTGGAACTTCTTCCTTTGGTAATAAAATGTCGGCCATTGGTGGAGAAGGGGGAACCTGCACAATTGGTGTCGGTGCTAATCGCGGTGGAAGTGGTGGAGGTTCCAGTTTAGTTCCCAGTGGTCAGACTCAAGCTGGAACAGGCGGTAGCGGTGGCTCAGGAACAACACCACCATTTTCAACACCACTAAGACCTGTAGGAGATCAAAGATATTCTCTCGGAGGAGAAGGCGGTACTGGCCTTTCAGGAAAAGCAGCTGGTGGCGGTGGAGGTGGTGGTTACGGAACAGAGACCAAAGCAAGTGACGGACAAGGATCAGCCAATGCCGGTAGAGGTGGTCAAGGATATGGTGCTGGAGGTGGTGGAGCAGGTCATTATCATCAATACCTTGGAGGAAATGGTGCCGATGGTATAATCATCGTCATATGTTAGAAAGGACTGATAATGGTGGATAGAACTTATCAACTCTCGATTGACAATGGAAAGACTTGGGTAGGAGCAAATACAGATAACCGGCATACCTTTACTGGCTTAACCAATAATACTAACTACAGTGTCTTATTAAAAGCTACTAATAAATACGGCAGCAGCAAGAACATAGGCTTGAATATTTGGCCTCAGACTGAGACCACTATCTATTGTGGTAAGGCGGGTAAAGATTGCTCTTGGACCCTGAGGGAGGATACAGGGGCCTTAGTGATCTCAGGCAGTGGAGAAGCAGATCCCAAAACATGGGAAGAGTACACAGGTTTCATGGAAACTGTCGACATAGAAGAAGGGATTGCTATTCTTCCTCATCAGCATCTATATTCAGGGATAGATATACCACCTACTTGCAATGAAGACGGGTGTCATAAAGACACCTGTATGTATTGTGACTACACTTGTATCACCACTGATAAAGGAAGTGCAGCACATACTGAAAGGCCAGGCTATATAATTACCCAACCAACTGTAGTAGATGGCAGCATGGCTTATGAGTGTGATGTTTGCGGTAATGTAAGAATCGTTGTTATTCCAGCTATAGTCTCTGCCGATGTAGTTGATCTAGCTGAAGGGGCCGGCAATTATAAATTTATAAGCTCCCAAGGTGATGTCTACCTCGGTTCCAAGTTGGACAATGGCCATGGCTTAAGAAAATTCAACCCAGTTAGCAAATCTTTCACTTTAGTCGGCGATATCACTACACCGGAATTGATGACCTTCTTCGAAGATAGCAAAGGTAATATTTATATAAGTGGCAATAGTGCGAATACTGGAATATATCATATTAACACCAGTGGGGCAATTACGAAATTAGTAAGTAGTGGCTATGGTTGGACATACTTCTATGAAGATAGCAGAGGCAATGTCTATGCGAGTAGCAGCAATAGCAGCAGTCCAGGACTCTATCATCTCAATGGTAATGTAGCTACCTTTATACTAACTACTGGCTCGAGCTGGCGCTACTTCTATGAGGATAGTCAAGGCAATGTCTATATGGGTAGTGGCAACAATGCTAGTTATGGACTTTATCATCTGAACGGAACCACAGTCACTCTGGTCTTAGCTACTGGCTACGGTTGGCAGTATTTCTTCGAAGATAGCAATGGTAATGTTTATGCTGGTGGTAGCAGTGCTCCGGGTCTTCACTACTTTACTAGCAACGTGACTGTACAAACATTAGTCACTGGAAATTTTTGGCGCTATTTCTTTGAAGATAGCCAAGGTAATGTCTATGCAGGTAGTGATTCCAACAACACCGGACTCTATCATCTCAGTGCTGATGTAGCTACTCAAATCTTAACCACTGGCTCTAGTTGGAAATTTTTCTTCGAAGATGGTAAAGGGAATGTGTATCTAAGCAGTGGCATCGGTACTAGTTTAGGACTCTATCATATCGCTCGTTACACTGTTAGAGAGGTAATGAATAGTGGGTATAATTGGAAACATTTCTTCGAAGATAGCAAGGGTAATGTTTATGTAGGTGGCAATCATAGCACTAGTCTAGGACTCTACCATCTGAACGGAGGTATAGCTACCCAAATAATGACTACAGGTTATGACTGGCAATTCTTCTTTGAAGATAGCCAAAAGAATACCTATGTGAGCAGTAGTGCCAGCAATAGTTTAGGACTCTATCATTTGAACGGAACCACAGCTACTCAAGTCCATGCTACTGGATACAACTGGCAATATTTCTTCGAAGATAGTACCAGTAATGTTTTTATGGCTAGCAGCAGCGTTATCAGTATCTATCGTCTGAACGGCACCACAACAGCTACTCAAGTCCATCCCTCTTATAATAACTGGCAGTATTGGGAAGAGAAAAACAACCAAGTCACAGTATCAACTTCTTTTGGTGTAGGTGAATTTATCTGGGATTCTTCTACACAATCCTTTGTGTTAAATCCGGAAGTACCGTCTGATTACAGTGGCGGTCCATTTGGTATGTTTACCTGGAATGCCCCTGGAGTTGGTACTGCTACCAAGGTTTGGTATGGTAAAGATCTAATGCTGACTAATCCTACCAGGTTCCAAGGTCCTGCCGATAATGGTAAAGTAAGTATCAGTGTTGATGATATTTACACCCCTACTAAGATGCTCATAGTCAAATTAAGATAAAAGAAGAAAATGATATGGGTCCTAGACAGGACCCATATCATTTAATATGGCTCGTAAGGGATACCAGTACAAAAATGAAAATCATCATTGGTGATCAAGCCCATAGCTCGGTATTCACTTAGGAAAGCAGCACGATCAATTGGCAGATAGATTTTCTGGATATTTTCCAAAGCAACCTTCTGGTCCTCTGTTAAATTTTCCCTCTCACTGAAGTCTACATAGTAGTAGGATTTGTCATAGACTCGACCCATAGCAAACATCACTCCGCTTCATCAGTACCTGTCCTTTCTTGTAAACCTAACTTTGTTGAATTAATTCTAGGAAGGGTTGATAATTCTTATCTAGGATCTTGATGTAAGAGAAGGAAACCTTATTGCTCTGCATGACCTTCTCTTTCAGAATGTCCTTGTTGCGACTATCAGCATTGGCAATACCAGTCTGGGTAGATTTTATTTCTACCTCTAGAGACAAACTAGGAATGAAAAAATCCGGGATGTAGAAATGAGTTTTCTTCTGATACTTATACTCATAGATGTGTGGGGAGGGTGCTAGAATATCATTGGACTTCCATTTCAACTTAGTGTCTAGGAAAATTAAAAAATCTAACTCGTAGGTTCCAGTGTAAGGTAGACTGACTGACTTATCGCTCCATTCGTACTTCCCACTAATTCGACGATTGGCTAACATGGTCTTCTGCATCTCTGCACTATCTAGGATATGCACTTTACCGTACTTACCCAACATGCGATTCTTGAACTGATCCCGATAAACTTCCTTACAGCTAGGATCATCGCAAAAGCGAGCATACTTCATCGTCCCTCGATTGAAGACCGTGGACTTTTTACAGATGATACAAGACCCCTGTTCTTTACCGGTAAGTAAATAGTAGAAATAGCGATATCCGTCCATAGGGATCAAGCTACGATGCTTATTCTCGTAATGTTCACCCATTAGCCTTTTATCGTGATGACTATATTGACAGAATTGGCAACTATATCTTCTTTCAGTCGCTTCATAGAAAAAGTACATGTGGTAACCACCCTCTAACGTATTTCGTTGTTCCACCCTGATATTATAATGAATGTATTAATAGAAGGAGAGAGAAGATATGCACCACATCAGCCTCCACACAATAAACGATTGTCTCAGCACATTACGGTCAGGCAGCATGGCTTATAAAACAAGCTTATTTCAACATAAAATTTTACGGAAGGAACCAGACAAAAATCAATTCATTATCTTTAAGAATATGCTCAATGATCTCTTAAGGGAGTACGACGATCACTGCAAAGAATTGGTCAAGGAATTCCAGAAGACAAATATCAAGGATATCCCTTCCAGCATGGTCATTAAAAATATGCCCTATAGCAGCATAAAGAATTTCATCTATCCTAGCTATGACTTTGCTTCTATCTTAAAATTTGTCCAGGGAGTAGAAATGGGAGCTAGCGATGATAAGATGAAAGATCATTCCGATGTCCAAGACTTCTTTGAACAGACAGTTCGCCTAGCCTTTAAGTTAGATGCCGACGATGTTGGGGAATTAGTGGAGACTTATTTGGCTCACACCGAAGATGATCTAGTTGAGATGGATAATACAGAAAGGAATATGTTTGACTCCGTTCGCAACTACAATGAATTATTTCGACCAGCTGATCGCAGTGTAATCTATACTTCGATCTTAGAAGCTCTGCACTACCTGAATGGTCTGGAAGGGCCTTTACGAGGAGAGTACAATCTACTAGGCGATGATCGTATGATGATTGCTTTGATCAATCAGACGATTGAGTATGTCATCTACACTGTCATGGTCTACTTAATTCGTATTTTTATGATCTACAATTATCTACGACCCGTAGAGGTAAAGATAGCTCAGATGAAACCATTGACACCAGTTGCTGTAAGTGAAGCTACTGAAGAACCTGAAGAGATGGAAGGATGCTTTGAACCCTTACGGAAAATAGATCATACTGTGATCAGAGATCCTCATAGGTTGGTAGAGTATATAACCGTACTGCATGATTTCTTAACCTGGTTAAATGTCAAAGACTTGAATAAACTTCCTAAGCCTGGACAAGAATATATAAACCCAGAGACCATGGCTAACAATCTTCTTTACGGGGGAATAATCAATCTGCAAGATAACCCTCTCTTCCAAACCATTGTCTGTTATAAACAAAAGTACGACGATGATCGCAGTCAGGTCAATGATAAATTGAATATCGCTGAATTACATCAGCAATTAAAATACGGAGTGGATAATCCTAAACAAGCTTTACCGGGAGCTTCACCCAAGGATGGTTTCCTCCATGCCATCAGGGGAGTTGGTGGTAAGGATGCTAGCAAGTTGAAAGAAACCATTGCCCATCTCTATACCTTCACTGTTCACTTTAGCAGTAAACTCCATCACATGATGGATGATGTCAAAGGACAATATGATCAAAGTCATGTGATAGACGGTACCAAATTTGATCCTCATGGCATTCATACCTTGACCGATAAAAGACTCTTGAATGAAATTTACAACTACTTGCTCCAATTCTACCAAGACTTCATTTTTGCGGTCTATCGTAAATTCTTATATCTAGAAAATGAATACTGTAAGAGCAAAGACAGAGAGACCAATAAAATTTACCAGATGACCTCCTTGGACAACGTGCTCAACGATGCTATGCAAGTTGCTGTACCCAGTACGTTAAGAATGCCCATAGAATACCAAGATCAATTTGTCATTCCAGTCTTTGAGTATTTGGAAATGTACGATGAATACTTAAGACACTTACCAGAGTTTCAGAATGATCCCTACCTGACTGAAGCTGCTAACCTCTCTTCGATCATCAATGCCATCTGGGCTCTACTGCAAGGCATCTACAATTCCTCTATGGCCTTCTTTAAGAATTTCCGTCCAGCTGCTAAGTGGGTGACCGCCAATGAACAGAAACTCTTAAGCATGAAACTTCCTGAAGGGGAAAAGATTGAAGCTCTACCCTATAAGATCAGCGTAGCTAGATTCAAACAATGCGTAGAAGGGATTATTAAGACCAAAGGTGAGGTTGACAAAGACACTTTGAAGGATGAAGCCTCTCTGAAGGCCTTCGTGGAAAAACTCTATCCTAAGATAACCTCTGCTGGTGTAAATTTAAACCTCTATGATGAGATCACTAATAAAAACACCACTTTCGCCAAAGTGTATAACAACTATCTCCTCTTTGGTAAAAACACACCGGAGGAAGTGGCTAAAGTTGCAGTGACTAAAGATAACTATACCCCGTATCTGAAAGGTTGGATTGCCTCCGTCAAAGGAGCAGATGAAATAGTCCAAGAGATCACTAAACTCAAAGTTGATATTGACGGTGTAGCTCGAGATTTAAAATCTAAGATGACCACCCTGGTCAAAGAATCAACTATCTTCATAGAAGCAGAAGCTGCACCACCTCCTACTCAGGCTGATGCTAAACCTGCTGCTCCTGGTTCTGCTGCATCCACTACCAGTAAACCCGATAATGCAGAACAACCTAAAGCAGACGATACACAAGCTAAAGGTGAAGAAAAGAAAACTGATAAGCCCGAAGGTAAAAGTTATGCTGACCTTTGTGCTAGGGTGAATAATGCTATCACGAATCTTTGGAGTCCAATCAACAAAGAATTGACTAAAGCTATGCGCAATGAATATGGTTACATCAAAGATTTCTACAGTAAGGCTAGCAAAGCCCAAGTCCAAACTCAACCCGCTAAACCAACTGAAAGTAAACCTGCAGCTACTGCTGTCTAATTATGGAAATGAGAGCCTGGTATACCAGGCTCTCATTTCATTGATATATTATATAGTAGGAAATAAAAGAAAGGAGTTTAAGATGAAAAAAGATTACACTGGTTATGAGAAAATGTTAAATGCCGTTGATCCACGAATAACATTGAAACCGAGTCATCAGAAATCTGAAGTTGAAACATTTATCACCAGTGAAGACATAGCTAAGGCCCAATTGAAAAAAGATGAACGAGATAGTAGATCCTTATCCCTTCACCCTGATAGGATAGAGGAAACCTTCTTCTGGGATAAACCCAATCCGGAGGATACCACCAAGTATTCTGAGGAGGAGAAATTAGCCTTCCGAGAAGGATGTCGAAGAGTGATTGTCCATGATTACGGTGACAAGGATTTCTATCACTTCACTGACGATGAACTGACACGCAACGATCAGTTGGCCAAAATCAGCATGAAGTTAGGCAGTCTGAAAAGAATCTATCGTTCTGTTGATACTTATATTCAGGCTATGCGAATAGTCTTTGAAGCTTGGAGTATGTTAGCTGATAGCAATCCCTTACACACTAGAGCTGAATTCTTAAAGTATGTAGCTGAAGGAGTCATCATCTCCAATCGCATCATCATGCCTAGGTTGAAGGGAATTAATAACTATAACCATGAGATGATCTTGGAGTATATCAGTAACCCTCACTTGGATCCTAAAGATTTGCTCCCTAAGATAACACTTCGCGATGAACTTGGTCTGGCGGATGACGACGATCTGATGATAGAATTGGAGCGTCTCTTGGATCCAGAAGAGAAGGAGTATCTCTTGGAGTATGACCAACATCTTAAAAATCAGACAGCTGATACTTTGGAAGTCATTCCAATAAAATCCAAGTATCTTAAATCATATGATGATCAACTTACCAGAAAGAAGAAGAAAAAGATTCCTAAGAAAGAAAAGGGTGTTAGTGAGTCCATCGGTAAGATGCTCAAACGTATTCAGATCAACAATTATCAGAAGACAGTCTTGGGCTATTCCTTTGGCATAACCGAAAACTTCTTCAAGGAGGATAAGAGTAAAACACCATTTGAACGTCATCGCTACCAGGGCAGTTGGCAGGATGATGAGATCTTTCATCTTTATCAGCTAGCCATGTACGAAGAGTCTTTAAAGGAACCAGTCCCAGAAGGTTACGGTTTGACGTATGGCGACTATGAATTACAAAAATTCTTCCGTATCTTAGAGCACAAAGGTTTGAACACAGTTGAACTGAGAAGGAGGATGAATCAATCACCAGAAAACTATGTAGAAGTACAGAAAAGGAAATCACGTAGGACCAATAAAAAGATTGAAGTTGCCATCTCGGAACGGATTCAACGCTTGAATGATAATCCGAAGTTCAAGAAGTTGATTAAGAAAGCAGAGAAGGATTTTGTTGAATTCAATGCCAATCAAAAAGAAGAAAGTGATGAGTAGGGGAAGACCCCTACTCATCTAGCGGAGGGAAGGAGGAAAATACATGGTGAAGCTAGAGTTCAATTATATGACCAGCAGATCCATAGAAGCTATTATGCAGCTATATTCATCCCTGGTGAATGAAAACTTAAAGGAGTTAAAGGAACGTTACTCGCTGATGTTCATGGGCAGGGATTCAGAACATGCTGTTTGTCCGATCGACGACATCTTACAAGCTGATCTCGAATGGGATCCTGAAACCTATCGAAGATTGTTAAAGGATTACTCCGAGGAGATGGTGAACTGCTATATTCATGACAACGATAAGATCATCGTGGAAAAAATAATTATAGCCATTGAAACATGCCATGCTCATTTTATATATCCGGAAAAAATAGAAATCTTCTACAACATCGATCCTACTAGTCAGACTTGGAGAATTATAAATAAGACCCTAGAAAACTATTTCATAATTCTTGAGGTGCGACGAGATAAAGAGTTGTGTGCAGCAGTCATTACACGTGAAGGGTGGGATAGAAAAATGGGAGATGACGAAGGGGTAGAAGTATGTGATCAAACAGATTCAGTAGAAGGGGAAGTCGAAAGAGTCCAACGAGGGGTAGTAGAAGATCCAGATGGTGAAATGGAATGGCCTCCGGAAACAGATCAAGATATGACAACTTAAGATTAGAGTCTCCGGAATTAATTCCGGAGACTCTACTCACATAATCAGTAATTAGGAGGTATATATATGGAAGCAAAAGCTGCTATGCTCCCTTACTTAACTTTAGAAGTCTATGCTGATGGTGCTTGCTCTCCAAATCCTGGTAAGGGTGGAACGGGTTATATTCTACGTGTCAATCAACCATTTATGGAGATAACAGGGTCTGAGGGGTATTATGATACCACTAACAACCGCATGGAAATGCTAGCCGCTCTAAAAGGATTGGAAAAAGCTAAAGAATATTTGAGCACATTGGCATCAGCTAAAGAATATAAAAAGATCAGGGTGATCAGTGACTCCTCATATCTCTGCTCAGGCTTTACAAAAAAATGGATTAGGAACTGGCAGACTAACAATTGGCTGACTAGTGAAGATCGACCGGTTAAGAATGTAGACTTATGGGAAGAATTTTTAAGACTGGAAAAGGAGTTTAAGGACACCTATAATATTCGCTTACACTTCATTCATATACCAGGTCATCAAGGCCATTTCTATAATGAAAAATGCGATCGTTTAGCTCGTGAGGCTAGACAGTCTGATAATTTGGCACATGATTTCGTGTATGAAGGTATGTAGAGTTGTGAGAAAGGGTGACCGGTATGTTCTATTATTTCTTCAATAGGAAGGGTGACAGAATAGACAGCACCTATGATGGGCAGGGTACTGAAGACAAGATGATCCGCTTACCCATATATCATTACATTTATTTACCACAGGAAGGAAGATTCCATCCCTACACCTTGAAGACAGACAATCATAATCCTTACTCTGAGTCTAGGAGAAATTACATCGGTCATGTCAATGAAAGTATTCCAATTGAAAAACATTTGTACTCGCCCATGGTCTTTCATTCTGTCAGCTCAGCCTGCCATTGGATCAGAGAGCACAATAATTCGATTGCTCCTTATTATTCTTATGATCGGCATCTTTTGGAGATTGCCCCTGAGGATCATATCCAGAGCAATGGTTTTATCGTGGGCATCAATCCAATATCTTTCCCTTGGTATGGTAATGGAGTTGATTATCCTTTCTCTTACCATGACGATGGTTTAGTTTTACGCCTTTTGAAAAAAGATGGTACACCAGTCAAACCAGTCTCTAGAATTGTTAGCCATGGGGAATACGATATCATTTGTCGATCACCAGATGAAGTTTTGATTTGTCTGACGGATTTCAATTCACCTTTCTTCACCAAATTATATGAGGATGCTCTTTCAGTTGGATGATGCAGTTAAGATTACTTCACTAGGAGGCATATTATGTTATTTCCATCTTCTCCTAAAATAAGAGTGTGCAGTAAAGATACTACGACCATTGATTACACTAATACTGACGATGGGTATTTCTACGTGCACTACTCTGGTGACAAGCGCAAGTTAGAAATCACCATGTCTACCTCTACCAACCAGCATACTTTCTATATGATTTCTCCCAGCATGGCTTTTCCTTTAATCTTTGATTCCGATGACTATACTATCCAGGTAGCAGAATCGGATGAAGAGAAAAATATTCTCTGCACTACCCAAATCACAGTCAGCATTAAAAATGAATTGGCACGTTACTTGATGCCCAACACTTACTCTTGGTACACGGAGAGATCCATCTGTGTCAATTTAGCTCATGAACTGACCAGAGCCTTGGTCTCCCCTCTATCCAAAGCCATGGCTCTCTATCGTTATGTTGTCAGCAACATTCGCTATAGTCCGGAATTAGCTAAGCATGCCTGGGAGTCTAACAAACCGTATTGGATTCCCAGGCCAGATGAAGTCTTATCGAGTAGGGCTAATACCAGTTGGGAATATGCTTCTTTGCTCACTGCCTTCTTTCGTTCTCAGGGCATTCCCTGTAAGATTGTAGTGGGAACAGCTAAACTCCCTACAGGTCAAATTGAAAAACATGCCTGGAATGAAATCTCTCTGCTGCACGGTGGCTATATAACGGATAATATTTCTATCCCTAAGGAAGTATTCACTCCCATCGATGCTAGTCTAGCTGTAGTGATGAAAGATGCTGGGGTAGCCCGATGGTTGAAGAATAAGGATAACTACACGGCTCGTTATAGAGCCTAGGTAAATTCCCGAGAGGATTTTTTTATTAAAATTTAAAGGAGGACAAAGGATGCCAACGAAGGATTTAGGATTCAGACAAAGTCCAAATTGTAACAATGGTTTGGGAAGGAAGGGCTGGGATAAAAAGGCCGATATGATCATCATGCACATTACTGAAGGTGCCTTCAATGGAGCAGTAGGCTGGCTCTGCAATACAGCGGCTCAAACTTCTTCCCATTTTGTGACAGGCCAGAATGGAGATTTTATTCAGCTGGTTAAACTTTCCGACTACTCTTGGTGCAATGGTAATTCGCCATCCACCATTGGACAAGCTTTAAATCCTCTGGTCAAAGCTAGACCCAATGACAATGCTAACTGGTACACTTTCTCTCTGGAGAATGAAGGCTTTTCCTACAAGGATCGTTTTGGTGTGCCAACCGAAAATCAAATTGAAGCCATAGTGGAATGCTGTAAGAAAATTGTCAATCATATCCATACCTACAATCCTACTTGGCGAGCTACTAGAACTAATGTCACAGGACACTATGATATCTCTTCCCGAGATAAGGCTAGCTGTCCTTCTCCTAACTTTGGAGAAAAGTTTCCCTTCGATCGTATCATCAATCTGATCAATCAGTATATCGATAAGAAACAAGGGACTGTCACACCACCTGTCGTCACTGGTAGTGGTAATACAGGAGATGGTAAAGCTCCTTTGGATACTGTAGCAGCAGCAGGAATTAAAGTTGGCAGCATGGTTAAAGTTAAACCGGGTTCTAAAACCTACAGCGGTGGAACACCAGCCTCTTTCATTTTCAACAACGTCTATCCGGTATCTTCTTACAGCGGTGACAGAGTAGTTTTGGACAGTTCTGGCATTTGTTCCCCGTTCGCTATCAGCAATCTTATACTCGTCAGCAACGGTATAGATGTGGAGAAGAAAGAGTTCAAGGTTGGGACAAATGTTAAGATCAAGGCTGGTGCAAAATGGGACCTACCCAATAATCCAGCAGTTCCCACCTGGGCCTTACCGTCTGTCTACATCATCGATGAATTGTCTGGAACCAGAGCAGTATTGTCCAAAAAGGGCATCAATAGTCCCATACGAACAGAACACTTGGATTTTGCATAACCTTACTACCCAAGAGAAGGTTAAACGTGGTCTAGACCACGTTTAACCTTTACATAATATAGTGAGGACAGCCAAATGGGTTCGAGGGAGTGTGAACAATGAGAGTCTTCAACGATATCATCAGTCGACCTTTTACGGTAATAGCCTATCTAGGATTTTCTGTTCTAGCCATGCTTGCTCTGGTAGAGACTCTCTATTACGAAAAATATTTCCATATCCCAATATTCTTTTTCTTCATCATAATTTATTTTCTAGGAGCTTACTCTTCTTTCAAATACCAAGTTGACATTGAGATGGTTGTCATCAAAGTTTCTTTGGTTTTGTTGACCATCTCTCTCATACCCACTATCCTATTAACCTTTCGATTGCCTTTGCCGAATATCATACCTGTCATTATAATTATTATAATGGAACTGATGTGGTTTTTCCAAAGATTGTTGTGCATCCGTCACTTACGTGAAGATGCCTTGGAACTGAATACCATGGTTATAAAAAATACCAGAATAAAAAGTGGTGATAGCTCATGAGTCTAGACTTCGATATGTTAATGTTGATTGGCACAACAACCTTGGGTGGTGGTGGTGCAGTAGCAATCATTAAAGCTATTCTTGATCGGAAGAAGAATAGGTCAGAAGTGACAGATATTAATGTGCGTACGGCCGTGGAATTGGAAAAAATGGCCATGTCACGTTATGTCGAAGCTAGTCAATCTTTAGATGATACCCAGAAACAATTGTCTCAAATTAAATCTGAACTGTCCGATGCTAAGATTGAATTGAGTCAAGCTACTGTGGAATTAAGTAAAGCCACTAACGATTATGAATCCTATCGACGCTACTGCATGATGCTGCAGGATGCTCTCAAGCAGCATAACGTTTCTATTCCTGATATGCCCGAATGAATCCTCCTCTCTAATATAGAGTAAAGTATCCGGGATCGGCACCCGGATACTTTACTCGATTTTTTATTTTTCTTTGACAAAAGGCATGTGATCTAATTTAAAACCTGCTACACCAACATGGCCACCACCACCATACCCTTGGGCAATCTTTGCACAGTTGATATCAGATCGAGTGGAATAAATGGTGAATTGATACACTTCTCCGTTGAAGACCCACGTCATGTGTAGATCGTATTGACCATAGAGTTTACCAAAGATCCAACTGTTGGAAGCTCTATTCACCACTAGACACTTATGACCACCGATTGAACTTTCATAACTGTAAGAGTTAAGATAGGCTTCGTTCGTAGTATCCAAATAATTTTTGGAGATTCTACCTACCTCAACTATTCTCTCCACTTGATATTTAGTCTTGGGTACGGAAGACCAACTAAATTCATTCCACAGAGATGCTAAGGGAGAATGGTCTTCCATGTCCATGCCAATTTTGAAATAGGTTGTCTCTGGATCGAAACGAAAACTCCACGTATCGTAATCACTGACCAATCGGATATAGTAGGGAACAGAATGAATATCTAGTGGACGGATCGGTTTATTTCTGCTGGTGAAGAGATAGAGATAGGTGAGCATGGCCCCACTGGTCAGAATAAAGCGATTGCTCGATTCGACAATCTGATCAGTGATGATCCCTTCTAAACTTTTCAACCATTCGAATTCTGGGAGTTGCAAAAGGTCAAGACTGGTCCGATGATGATCGATCCAGATAACCTCGGCAGCCTTCTCGTCAATACACTGTTTTAATAGACGGGCATTAGCCTCATTTAAGGACAGATCCAGAAGGTAAACTCTCTCCTTGGGATTGACTCGACTGAAGTCAAAGGGTTTGTTGTAATCTGTTTCAATATAATCTTCTGGGATTTGGTGTTTAGTGTATTGGGCTATGATTGACGCTGAACATTTTCCGTCTAAGTCGTCGTGGTAAAATACCTTCATACTCTTCCCCCCTAATCATCTAAGTATATCATAGATAACCGAATACTTCTATCCAGATTTCTTCAAAGTCGGCAACTGTCATTGGCACAATACCATAGTCAGCAAAAGTCTTATCCCCCTGGATTGGAATTCCATTGCACTCATCCATTTTTCTTCCCTCCCCACACACTTAATTAGGCTATCTCACACATTTTTCTCAGATTAAAAAATAGTATCCTGCCGATACCATTTATTAAAGCAAGGCCCAAATCAAATCCACTTTGAAAGAAGGTTGCAACATGGCGAAAGTAATTGTCTTGTATCCTGAAGTAACTGTATGGTGCGAAGAGTTACAGACATCGTATCCTACTCAACCTGGCACTGAACTTGGTCAGTATATTCTTACTGCCACCCTTCCACCTAATGCGGGAGATACAGAGCTCGTCTATTCCTTTGAAGTTTATGTGCAAAAGGGAGAGGCTGAACCGGAAGCTACTGGAATTGTCACCTATGTCACGGTTGGCTATCAAACCATTTACGAATACCACGAAATCAAATCTATCCATTCCAGTCCGGCTGTTCTTTCCTACCTGGGTGGTGAAATTATCATCACCATTAACTTCCACGATGAAGCAATTCTGCCTAATGTCAAGATGGGAGATTTTGCTCTGGATGTTATCATCATCACGGAAGACACCCGAACTTATGGCTCGAGTGCTAAGTCTGGCACAGGAATATGGAAGTACAGCACTACCACCAATAAATTCGATTTACTCAAGGCAGAAATTTCGATCATGGAATTCATTGAAGTTCCACAAGGCGATGTTTACGGCTCTAGTATCTTAGACGGTCTCTGGAAAATTGACCAGCTGACTGATGAAGTTACCCAAGTTCTATCGGCTGACGGTAATGTCTACACTAGTGTGATCATCGACGATACCGGTATCCTTTATGTCAGTGGACCGGATACTGATGTCGTTTCTATTCCACCCAGTGGACCAGCGGTCATTCTAGCTTCTGGATCGGCTTTGGTTGCTAGAGATGCCAGTGGCAATATTTATATTTCCAATGAAGATGGTCTCTCCGTAGTACCTGGGACTAATCCTGGCGGTATTCCCACACCTCTTCTCCCACCGGTAGATGGTGGTTACGGTTTCCTCTCTGATCCTATGATCGCTGTATCGGATGAGAATAGTTTCCTGTTGCATGGTGAGACTGCTCCTTCTGCTCTAGTACCTGCAGTTACCATCTACAACACCCACAGAGCTGAGAATGGTAAAGTTTATGGCAATACGGATAAGGGAGTAGGGATAATTGCTCCGACGGGAATTTTCACTACTTTGATTCCTGGAAAGGACTTAGCCAATTTCTTTGAAGATGCTGAAGGCAATGTTTACGTCAGTGGCGACGATGGAGGTCTATATCAGATCGATCCAAGTGACACTGTCAATGAGCTGGCTACAGTTGGCAACTATAAATATTTCTTTATTACTACCGAAGGTGAAATTTATGCCAGTGGAACAAGTCCAGAGAATCTAGGACTCTGGCAGATCGACACAGCACCTATCAGACAAGTTTACATGCTTGGCAATAGCTGGGGAATTTGGACAGAGACTTCCGATAAACTTAGCGTACTCTCCTATCAACCCTACGGAGAAATTTTCCGTGATGAGAATACCGGCTTATTCGATAAGAATAACTTGGCTGATCCCAAGATGGCTGGTAACTCCATTGGTAGTGCTACCTACTACCAGGGAGGCGGCTTAATCAAGGTTTGGTACAAAGGGCAACTCTTAATTGAAGTAGATGGCAGCGACGATTATGAAATCAGTGTCGGTACAGATGGCGAAGGCAATGGTATCTTAATCATAGCTCGTGAAGATGGAACCAGCACTGTTATCTTGATCACTCCTCCAGTTCCAGTTTCTGAAGGTGGCGGCGGTGGAACAACTCCTCCGGTTGGGACTCCTCCTACCCTTCCCGAAGATCTGAATCTAGTCGGCATTTCTTCAGACGGAACTATTACTGTCACCTGGTAATTCATAATAAATGATCGAGGGTTTTAAAACCCTCGATCATTTAACGTTCTTGTTTTTAACCTCTGATTTTCAATGATATATTATTGAAGTGGCTGGGGATCATACAATGTTGTGTTGTCATCTCTTTCCACTTTAGCGTATTAAAACTTAAGGCTGATGATACCAACAGTGTAAAGCGATCCGTGTCTAGGTACAATAAATATTTGAGGAGGAAGAGAAATGAGCAAGACAGTCCAAGAGGTACTAGCAAAAATCAAAGGAACAGGAAGAGAAACCGAAACCCTTACCAACAAGGCAAGCTTCTCATCAAGTGCATGGGGAGATCTTGTCCACGCCATGGCCAATGATCCGAATTATAAGTTTAGCTCAGTGGGTAAGAACGGAGCTAAGGTGGAAACCTCTATCAATGCTCTTCTAGTAGCCGATGCTAAGAAAACCTCTGACAATGCCAAGTGGCCTCAGAAATCTGAAGCAGCCGTTCTCGAGAAAGTAGAAATTTCCACCAAGGGCTTGCAAGAGGTCATTCCGAAAGTTGTCACAGAATTCTTACGGACTGGAAAGAAGTTTCCTATTGCACAACAGCCTGATTTCATGGGAGATATCTACTTAGCTGCTATCCCGGGTAAAACCAGAACAGTCAATGTCCGAGACATCAAGACAAAGACAGACATTGGCACAACCACCACCATTACTAAAGACTGGGTCCAAATACGTGCAAAATCGCCAACACCAAAAGATCGAGTAACTAAGATTCGCAAGGATGTTGACGGAAAGGTCATTAACTAAAATATGTTTGACGACGTCCTACACTTAGAAGAAATTGTCCAAATGTTTCCCCTACAGCCTCTCTCAGTGATCAATACTACCGGCATTGGTTTTGGTTTGATCGTCAAGTATGAGACCTTCTATTTAAAAATCTATGATGCCGAACGTAACAGGTTGTCCTATGACATCACTGGTTTTCTCTATGGTAAGGCTGAACCTATTTTCTCCTTTACTGTACCCTATCGGCAGATAACAGAATTCACCAAACAGATCGATGAAGACAATTATCTCATCCGACCAATCGAGGTCAGTTGGCTACAGCCACCCCTAGATCCTTTACATTACGATCACAAGGATGGTTATTAAAAAATAAGGTGGCTGTAAGGCCACCTTATCTTTTTGCCCTAGTCCCTAGAGAAGAAGGCTTTAGCGACTAGAGCCAGAATAGCTGCTCCCCCTGCCACGAAGATCAGGGTTTGCCGGAACCTTCTTGTCTCATACACCTGTTGGACAATTTCTCCAAAGAGTGGTTTAGAGTCATTAGGAATTTTGTCATAGGTCTCGTAGAGTCTTACCTCTGAATCACTCAGGAGAGACCGATTGGCATTAGGTTCCTTCAGAGGTTTTAAGATAACCTCCATAGAACTTTTTCTTGGGACTAGAAGCCCACCGTTGACATAGTAGATGATTTCTGCTGGTGTTTCCATCTTCACCTTATTGGGATTAATGAACATCAATAAATACCTCCTTTGCTATTGATACAGTATAATATATCATTGTAATTTGGGGTCTGTGAACCGACCCTTTAATTATTACGGGTAGGAGGGGACAACATGCCATCCATTAGAAATTATTTGATCAAAGAGCAATTGGTCTTTGACGACGAATTTAATTCAGCTGTTAGTTTCGCCGATGTGATTTGGCCAATCACCGCTTTAGATGCTGTCATTGATCAAAACAATAAGCGCAAGACTCTACGTCAACTCTTAGATGATATTCGCAAGGAACTAGATGAGGGACCAGCTGATATCCACATTGTCTTTCCAGTAACTTCAGTCCGGGGAGAAGCAGATAGATATGAATTGCTCGATTCAGCATTTCTAGGGGATGTCATTATCACTAAGAGAAGCTTAGGTTTAGAAAAAGTAGACAACACCT